TGCCATAAAAGTGTATTATATGGATAAATATGAAAAGCCCTACTTTCGTGGGGCTTTTGCTGTATATGTTGGTTTAGTTGATGGTTTAACAGTTGTTGCTGTTTTAGATTGCATCATTTTTTGTTGTTTTTCGGAATCCGTTTTTTGTTTATCGTAATGTTCACGAATTTTATGATAAATAAATTCACGATACATTATTGGTAAATTGTATATAGTATCCCAATCATAACCACCCTGTCCATAAAAGCATATTTCATGGATTTTAGTGAATAAGTATTCTCTATACTTGGAAGTCAGGCCAAAAAAAGCTAATCCCTATAGGGATAACTACGCCCTCCTGTACGTATCCATCCTTATCAATAGTGACTGTGGTATCTATGTCAGGTGAAATATCGTTGTAATATTTTTTAAATGCTCTTGAATCTGGTGCTAGTAAATAATTGTCTATAAAATCATATATTGGTACCTTGTCTGTTTTTCCATTAACAGATGTAATCATATGTTTTAAACGTGTTATGTTTTCATATGAAGCATTAGCATCTATTTTTTGTAAACCTTTAATTTCAGCATCAATAGATTTTTCATCTTTACCTGTTAATAATTTAAATGTTACTTTATTTCCTGATTTAGGAAGTGTAAAATCAAATTCATTTTTACCTTGAGTAAATAATGCCTCGTCTATTGGTTTTTCTTCTAGTTTAGTTAAATCAACAGTGTAATCTTCATCTTTTCCAGTAGCTTGGTTTCTAAACTGGAATGTGTAGTCGTGTCCGTATCCTAATACACGAGCAGCAAATAAGATTGCATTTTTATCTCCTGTTACTAAATCATCAATATCAACAGGTGATACTACAAGTGATTTTAACAATTTATCAATTGCTGTTCCTTGTTTAATAAAGTTAATATTGGTTAAAATATCTTCATCTTTAGCGCTCATATAGCGCATTTCAATTTCACCTTTAGCTAATAGTGATGTTTCAGGATAAACAAGACCTTTAGAGGGTAAAGTAATAATTTCGGTTGGAAATTTGAAATCTGTCATAAACTTAAATTTTATTTTTATATATATAAATATAACGAAAGAATGTTTCTCATAAAAAAACCCGATATTTCTATCGGGTTCTTTATATTTAATATAATTCTTGTATTAGTAATTCAAGATACAATAATCCATTCCAATTGTTAGAGTAAGATTTACGGCTTCGGTATATGTTGACCAATCGTAATCATCAAAGTTTCCTGTTTTAATAAAAGCTCCTTTAATTACCCACTCTGATACTACATCCCCTACAGGACCTAATACGTTGAATGTTATATCTTTTTTATAGAAATCCGAGTAACCTGCTCTACCTGTGATAGATTCATATGCTAAACGAGCCCATTCCATTACTACCTGTGCACCTGATGGAGCAATTGGGTCAAATAATGTAAATGTCATGTCTCCCCATAATCTTTTTCCACTACGGATTTTTCTATAAGTGTTGATGTGATCTAGAATAATTTCACCATCATCAAAATTTACGGCACTTACTCCTTTGATTATATATGATGGGATACCGTTTACATACATTATAAACCTGTTTGGAACTTTAGGTTCATATTGAGTAAACATCATCTGGTTTGCGTTTAATATCGGCATGTTCTCTGTGTATTTATTGTTTGTTAATTATAAATATTAATTAAGATGGGAACTCAACACCAGTTGGTAAAATTGTGAAATCTAATATTACGAATTCAGCAGTTTTAGTTGGTTGGATATAAATTTGACCAATTAATTGATTTCTATCTACTACACTTGGTGTATTATTTGACTCATCCATTACTACTTTATAAGCAAATAAACCTTGTCTTTGTACTACACTGTCTAAGTATGGATTAATTTGATTTAAAAATGCATTTCTTGTAGTAGCAGTGTTTTGTTCAAATACTAATCCACGAGCTACACCACCAATAAATCCTTTTAATGCAATTAACAATCTTCTAACATTTACTCTATCTAAAGCTGTTGCTTTTTGTTGTAATGTTTTCTGACCAAATACTACAACACCGTTTCCAGGGAATGTAGCTAATGGGTTTACATTATCTAAATATAAGTTGTTTCTGTCGTTTAATGACAATCTTCTTTCAACTCTTGTTACATTTGGGATACCACCTCTAGTAATACCTGCTGGTGCAAACCATGGAGCAGCTACTTCATCATTGAAAGCAAATACACCTCCCATTAATACTGAAGAAGGAACCCATACTAATTTACCCATTGCTGAGCTAAATACTTGACACCATGGCCAGTATGTTGCTGCGTAGCTTGAATTTGAAGCATTTGCTGCTGTTTTAGCGCTTGTTATTGAACCACCATAAGGTACTGGGTCAACTACTGCTAAAGCATCTGCTCTTCCTTCACATAATGCGATTGGATCAGCTCCGTTTGAACCTATTGCAGGTGCAGTACCAGCATTAAGGAATAAACCAGGAGTCATTAATAAATTAAATTGATATTCGTCTGTGTTGTTTAATAAATTTAAAGCAACAGCATAATCTGCAGCTGTAAATCCTTGAGCATTTGTAGCAGCTGTTGTTATGTTTTCAAACATAAATTTACCTAAGTTAGTATCTGCAATACCACCATTAAATGCTCCTGCTAATGAACCACTTCCTAAGTTTGGTAAACTACCACTAAATGAAGCAGATATATAATTTCCATTATTGTCAAATGTATTATATTGTGCTTGAGCAACATCTGCTACTCTTATATATCTTGAAGCATTCGGGAAATCACCTTGAACATCAATATATCCTTGACCATCAGCTGCTGAGTAAGTATATACTGGTTTAGTATTACCAATTACTCTAGCAATATAGTTAGGTTGATTAACATCCATTGATAGGTTGTTCCATGTTTCAAGAACATTTGGTTGAGCAGCATTATCATTACCACTTCTAACTAATAAAGTAAATGTACCTCTTGAGTAATCTACTTGATTAATTTCCCAACGAACGTTAGTAGCACTTCCTGTTACTAGAGCTCCTGAAGATAATACACTTCCTGAGTTGTTCATTTGGTTACCCCATGCTAAAGTTTCTAATTCAAAACTTGATGATGCTGGGAATTCTGATGCTGTAGAACCACTTATCGGAATACTTGCAGATGCAAATGATTGCAATGCTGATGAACCTGTCCCAGCATGTGTAATTCTTGTTACTAACAATGTGTTTCCACCATTGTCAAAATAATTTTTAGCTGCTAATGAGGTAAAATATTCAAAATTACCGTTAGCACCACTTTCAAAAGTACTTCCAAATTTTGCAACATAATCACTATATGTAGTAACTAATGTTGGAATATATGGAATACCATTAACTGTAGGACCTACAATAGCTGCTCCAGCTTCGATTGGGCCTTGAGTTACTGCACTCTGGTCATTTTCATTGGTGTAAACACCAGGAGAAATAATTGCTTCTGCCATTTTATGTTATTGTTTTTAATTTCTAATAGAGTTTTGTTCTAATAATAAATATTCTAAAAGAACTGTAAAACAACATTTATCTTATCCAAGTTCGCCTGTTTCTAAATTAACTTGTTTGTCACCGTATTTATCACCTAAATTTTTAACTATTTCTAATCTCTGCTCATTTACTTTAAAAGCATGTTCAGCTAAACGATTTTTCTCTTTAGTTAAATTCTCTAAATCTAATGCAATTAATCCAACATTAAATAAAGCTGTTTGATATTCTTGATGAATATCTCTAAATTCTTGTAACTCTTCTGGGGTTAAATGTGTTTGGTTTTCTGTTTGTTTTTCCGTTTGTTTTATCATAATTATAACTTTTTATTTATTCATCCCATTTATTTGCGGGACATGGGTTTACTTCTGGGTTTTTTAATGAAAATATTTTTTTATTTAGTGGACATAAACATATACCACAATAATAAAATTCAATTATATTTTCATTTTCTTGTCTGTATTCACACCCGTTACACACATTTAGTCTTTTTTCAGCTAATTCTTTTTCTTCTGGTGTCGGGTTGGCTGCTGTTATCCAAGCGCTTGCTATTTCTTTAAATTTTCTTAACATAACGTAACGTTTTTTATATTATACGAAAAATATTTTAAATATCCAAATTTTTTTAAAAAGGAGTATCAGAACTCCATGTTACCCCATTAATATTATTTACAACTATATTCAATCCACTTGAGTCTGTTAATAATCCAGCATTATCTGTAGCTAATAACAATAATTTAGTGTTAGCTGATGGTGATAATGGTGCTGTTGGTGGTGTAAAATCACTGTTATATAAGGCAGTTCCGTTAACAAAATTAAAGTTAGTTATTTTTCCTGGGAATTTCCAACTTGACGGAGTTCTTCCTGTATTTCCAATGATTAATTTTGATAATAATGGTTGTAAATTTACATTTCCTAAAGTATAATCACTTGGGTTAGCAAAAGTACCATTAATGTATATTTTTAATGAGGTTCCTACTCTAACAAGTGCAATATGAGTCCAGTCTAATAATGTTGTAAGAGGTACGTTAGTATCAAAAACATATTGTTGGAATGTATCATTTACCACTGGGTTGATGTAACACCTTATATTAGGAGCACCGTCATCTTGAAGAGTAAAATATAAAAAATCTAAGTCTGAATTGTATATAGAAAATGGAGTTATATTATTAAGGGTATCATCGAAAGTAGTAAGTTTTTGGAACCATTCAATTGTAAAATCATTATATCCTAATGAATAATTACTATTTGTTAAATTTGTAATAGCATACCTACCTAATTCATTCCCAAAATCTATACTACCCCCAGTAGTAGGTGCTGAACTTAGTGATGGTGTTATACTAGGCGTTACACTTGGTGTAATTGATATACTTGGTGTATTACTTGGTGTAACACTAGGTGTTACAGATATACTAGGTACAATTGATGTACTTGGTGTAATACTAGGTGATATACTTATACTTGGTGTTACACTAGGTGTGATTGATATACTTGGAGTAATACTTGGTGTTACAGATATACTAGGTATAATTGATGTACTTGGTGTAATACTAGGTGATATACTTATACTTGGTGTTACACTAGGCGTAATTGATATACTTGGTGTAATTGATATACTTGGTATTACACTAGGTAAAGGTTGACTAACTCTTGGGGCAGTAGGAGCTGCTATTCTCCCATCAGCATTAACTGAAGTTTCGGCGGTAATGGAAACAATTGATTTAGAGAAGAATTGTTTTTTACCATTTGTAGCCATATCTCTATTGATAGTGTCAGGAATAATATAACCATAAAGTGTTAAATTCATACTTGTTTTGGCTATACGTTGATCACTCACACCATATTCATTTGTAGAGTCAAATCTATCAATATATGTTCTAAATTGAAAACGATTTTTATCACCCCAATACGAATCTGACGCAAACTCTACTGATTCGACGATTTTGTTGTTTTCTTGAATAAAATTGGTAATAATGGCGCATTCGTACGTTATATTAACATAATCTGGTACAGGAGTTAAATAGAATTTCTCAGATGGTGTTACGTTATTTAAAACATCAAAATTGGTGTATTGATTTTGAGAATTATACCTAGCTCTAGCAACAGCAAAGTTATTTACATTATTACCATCTAATTTATTTGCTAATGTTCTATTTTTTTCAAATCCAGTTCTTCTTACAATAATGTATGGATGCATTGCTTTTCCATTCTTATCTCTAAAATACCCATCTTTTTGAACAGATACCCATCTTTCAGCAGAAGCATAAGAAACAGGTACAGGTATTTGATTACCATTTTGAACTATTGTTGGTTTTATAATATTATTAAAGTAAAAGAATACAGCATCATCAATATCTTGTAATCCAATTGAAAATGGTTTAACATCGTTTTCAATATCAACAGATATTTGACTAGCTCTAGTTATTAAATCTTCAGGTAATATAGGTTTTGTACCTGGTATGTACGGTTCTATATATTCATTTAAAGCACGAGCTGGTGTATTTGGTAATATTGGTAATTGATTTGCCATTATCTAGTTTGAGTTAATCCTAATGATTCTGGTGATACATAATGTGCATTACAAATTATTGAAAAACTTGCTCCAAAATCATCTAAGTAAGCCCCTCCATAATTGTATTGAGGTACTTTACCTACTATGTCTTGGTTTTCGTTTACTAAATTAACTTCATAATAATCATTATTCCATAAAACAACATCACCTATTTGAGGTACTACGTTTTGGTCAACTAAATCTCTTCTTAAAAATCTAAATGAAAAATTTCTAGTAAAGTCAGGTCCGATTTGAGCATCATAATCACCTTCATAATCACCTCTGTCAATTAAACATTGAATTAAAACAGGCGGATAGTACATTTTAGTACCATTAGCTGCTTCACCATATACATTTACAGAGGTTTCATCTAGTGATATTTGATAATATCCTATGTTTTGTTCAATGATGTTATGAATTAACTCTCTGTTAATAACATGAAAAAATGAAATATCTCTAGATGAACCGTATAAAGCCATATTGTTTATTTAATATTTTAAAAACATGTAGAAAATAATGTTCCACCAATTGTTATCGTTGTAGAAGTTGAATTTACTACATATTGTTGATAAACATCTTCCATAAAGAATGGATCGTAACCTACAAGTTGATACCAGTTCTCAGCTATAGAATACAGTAATGTAAAGGTATTTCCACCATCATCTGAAGCATAATATTTACCGTCACTACCTGAAAATATATTATAAGCAGGAGTGTTACATGGGCCAAAAGGAGTCCAATCATTAGCATAAAATGAATATGATATACCTGGTGGTGTTGTACTTGGAGTGATACTTGGTGTTACACTTGGTGTTACACTAGGTGTTTTACTAATCGAAATTGAAGGTGTTACACTAGGCGTTACACTAGGTGTTTTACTTATACTAATACTAGGTGTTGTACTTGGTGTTACACTTGGTGTTCTACTGACACTAATACTAGGTGTTGGTGATGGTGGCGGACATAGATTTATAGCTGTACATTCATTACAATTCACATATCCTAAATTACCATCCCATGTTACAGTTGCTGTTGGTTCAATAGAACTATTTACAAAGAAACATTCACCTGTTGTTGATATTACAGTCAAACCTATAAATGCATCTGATATTAACATTCCTTCTTTTCTACTATTACAACAACTATAAACTGAATGTATTTGAAGTGGTGGAGAAGTTGATGGTGTTCTACTTGGTGTTGTACTTGGTGTTATTGATGGTGTTATTGATGGTGTAACACTTGGTGTTGTTGATACTGATGGGTCATCGCAATATCCTTGAATATAGAAATTACCTGCATTATCCCATATATCTATACTAAGAGCACAAATACTAGGACCAAACTCTCCGTTAGGTACAGTAGCCATATTTCCTGATACTCCGTTACAATCTGTGTAATATACTGTTACAGGTCCTATTAATTCCCAGTTATAACAATTTGTATTAGATGGGCATGAATTTCCAGTTAAATTCAATGATCCTGGGTTGGATACATAAGATATAGATTTAGCACAAAATGATCCTGAAAATCCGAATCCTGCTATTATTTCTTGAGGATTTCCATTACAATCTACATAACTTATATCTAAAAATGATCGTCCTACATTATTAACAAATGAATAGTTAAAACAACATTCACCTAAATTAACAGTAAAATTAGCAGTCATAGTTGTATTATCTATAAGTTGCCATCCTGTTAATGGAATATCAGTATCAGTATAATTTACAGGTGTCCCATCATATGGCCAATTTATAATTTCCCAATAAGGTCCAGTCCATATCATTTGCATACCATATTGAGTTGATGTCCAATATGGGCGTCCATTTAAGTATCCTGTGAATGTAAAGCTTATGTTTAACATTTATATATTTTAATTACAAGGGTTAGTATTGCTGATTGTTCCTACCTGCCAATAAATATTATCATTACAATTTATTGTTTTATCATAGCTACCACCCGGTGTTGTTCTAAATTGTCTTGAACCTGTATTAAAATAGTTTTTAGTAGTTCCATCCCAAGCTGATATATTTAATTGAGATGCTACTTCATCTATTCTACAAGCAAATCCATAATATTCACTTGCAGCAAATACTAACCCTATGATTTTGTAAACTCCATTAAAATCAGCTATTAAAGCTGATCCTGAGTCTCCACCTACTACAGGAAAAGGGCATTGTACACTAGTTCTAGTAAATCCTATAATTCTACTAAAAGTTACAGGAACCTTAGTTCCATCTAAATTATAACCAGATGGTGGTGGTGGGCTTGATGATCCTACAGGTACTGTCATATTTAAAGCAAAAGTTGTTAACCCACATAACCCACCAAATTTTACTCCTGATGTTCTTCCACTACTATATATAGGAGGATTAGTGTATAACAATTGATCAATTTCTGCTGCTGTAGCAAAAGGCATTGGAGTACTATAAGCTAAACCATATTGTTTAAATGATTCAGCATTAGTTACGGTTGAAGGTGCTATAGTAACTAATGCTCCATCTACTTGATTATAAGCATTAGCATGTATAGGAACATATCTTGCTACTTCTCCTATTACATATGCTGAGTTTGTGTTTGGCGGGTTAGTTTCCCAAGGTGAAGGCTGCCATACTATATCTTGATATTCATTTACAGGTGAGGCGTTTCTTAATGCTGTGTAAAATGCATTTCCTATTACAACGTGGTTATTAGTTACTCCTACTAAGGCATTCTTTGTATTATCTACTGCTATGAATCCTAATGTACCCATGTAACCTGATTGGTTCTGTGATATTGAAGAAATACCTCCTTTTAAAGGTCTAATGTATCCTCTATTTCCTGGTGGTATATTTAACCCATATTGTACTCCATCATATATAAAGGGTGCTCTCCAATTATAGCAAGTATTTAAAGTAGTAGTACTACATGACATTAATTCTATTTTTCCAATTTCAACAACATCGGTTTTATAAATAACACCATCAATTTCAATTTCCTTAGGTAATAATTCATCTTCAGGTATTTCTTCAATAGGACGTTTTTTATCTACAGTAAAAATAATAGCATGTTCTTCTGTATATTCTCTATTTTTAAGTCTAAAACCGAAACCTACCCCAACATAGTTTGGGGTAGATTCGTATAATTCTTCTATTTTTTTATTTGTTATCATAAAATATCTAAATATTTGTAAATTGTATTAACTCCTACATTAGGTGACACTGGTGGTGTTAAACTAGGTGTTGGTGTTGGTGATAATGATGGTGGTGGTGGTGCTGGATTTAATGCTACTGTATTACAGTTAATTGATGAATTAAAATAAAAATTTCGTTGATCTATACCACTCCAAACTTGAGTAAATATATATGGAGAATTTAAATTAACTTCATATGTTATACTTGGTGCGCCAATAGTTTGTGCTGCTACTTTTGCATAAATTTTTCCATTACCTGATTCAAATAAAGCAACTAGGTATGTAGTACCTCCATCTCCTGAAGAGGGAAGATAATTATTTAAACTTACCTCTAATTCTAAAGCACCATCAGGATAAGAATATTGAGATAAATAATAATTATTATAATTAAATGGATTAATTCCATTACCTCTTCTTCCAATGATTATTAATTTATTATTAGTAGTTAATAAAAGTGCATCTACATTACCTGCAGGTGCATAAACGTTAAATAATGGTGTTTGTTGAGCAGAACCAACTATATTAGTAGTGCTGCTTATATCAAATAATGTTATAGTATTTATCCAATTACCAAAATATATATTTTCTGGGGTATTAGGTATAGTGTAGTTTGCACAAACTAACAATGTATTATCATCTATAGCCTGCATTTTATTCCATTGTTTTTGATCATTACCAAATGGAAACGGGAATCCTTGTATTGTTATTGTTCTATTTAATGCTAACACATTAGGTGTAGAAGTGGTATTCCATTCCTTAATAGTACCCCATCTATTACCTCTCCAATATTTAGTAGAAGTATGAGTATCTGTAATAGCTTGAATACTAGGATTTGGTTGTTGATCTACAGGAAGAGTAACAGATGACGATGTATTATTATTAACATTATATAAGTAAGTTAATCCTGTTGTAAAACTACTCATATAAACACATCCTAAAGCATTAGATGGTTGTGGTATTATACTTCCTGAGCATATACTAAATACTGAACCCTGATTACCTCCAGGTGATGTTAAAGTTAATGTTGTGTAATTTAATGGAGCTGATATTGTTATTATTCCTCCACCAGCTTGTTGAATTTCACCTAAATTAATATTCCCTGATGAAGAGCCGGTTACTGTATTTCCATTTACTGTTTGATAACATCCTTTACATAATGATATATTAGGAACTCCTACATTTGTATTCCAAGTAAATAATTCACCTGGGTTAGGATTACTATTAGTTCCACCATATGATATTTTAATATTATTTACTGGTTGGCTAAAATTTAAAGAATATGTATAATCTCCAGAAAGGTTTCCTAGAAAAGCAGAATATGATGGATATGTTGTAACATTAGTTCCTTCACAAACTGGCATTCCTAAGGTACTTAATGGGAAAAAATTATCAGAAGCTACTGGTCCTGTGTATGTAGGAATTATATTAATTCCATTATAATTCATAGGAGTTGATAGTTTTAAAGGTAATGTTAAACATTCAGAACAACTTGATGTAGGTAAATTTACATTAATACAACTTGCTAATTGCGAAGCCGCTACTAATTGTGTTTGCGGTGATTGAACTAATGTTAATGCAAATGTTGTAGGATTAAACTTATACACATTATACCCCATTAAATATATTTCATTATTTACTTGAGCTAAACCACAATCTGTTGTTATAGTAGGTGATATTTGTTTTCTAAATTCTAATACTCCTGTATTGTAATTATATTGATTTAAAAAATGATAATTTTGGTATTTAGTAAGTACTATAAGTTTATTATCTGAAGTTAATAGTAAATCTCCTGCTGGATCTTCTTGTGGAGGTAACTTAACTTTAAGAGTCCAAGTAGCTACATTTGATGTAATATCATATTCTACTACCATTACACCATTAACATATTTAGCTGAAGGGCTATCTACTACATCTTGTTGCGATGCTATAGAACGTAATTGGAGACCACCTATTCTATTTACAGTCCCTATTAATTTTGTATTACTAATAGCAAATAAACCAGTTCCTGGATAGAACTCTGTTCCCCCTGGAAAAGTAGATTCTGGTGCTTGGGGTAAAGCAATATATCTGTTAATAGTTGCGGTGAATGGGTTACTTGTTGTATTGTATTCTACTATACTATTATTATTTAAACCTCCACCGTTAACATTCCATGTGTAAGACCATAATTTATTAGAAGTACGGGCTAGTGGTGCTATAGAAATACCTAATGAAGTTGCAACACTATCAAATGGTGCAGCAGGTACATTTAATAATGTAGATGTATTAGTTGAAAAATTATATAAATAATATTGATTTCCTTGTGTTTTATATAATATGGTATTACATGTAAGTGGATTTGGAACGTCTTTAATTAAACGTACATAATATCCACTAGTTTTACTAAAGCCTTTAAAATCAAGTAGTTGATTGAAGCTATATAGGTCGATATAGGTTGCTAAATTAGTAAACCCAGGATTTGGATTTGGATCAGGTGTAGAAGTCCAATAAGGACCAGATATACCTTTTGAATTAAATTGTCCATTTGATCTCCCCCCTCCTGGTAATCCAGTCCAACCTGTTTCATTTGTTGCACCTGCATTAGGACTGTTCCAAAGTGTGGTTCCTGTTGATTTTAATTTACCCCCTGCTACATTTGTACCTCCTAAATAATTAGCTAATGTTCTAAATTCAGCCTCTGTTGGTACATGATACCCAACCGGAGCTAATCCACGAGGATCAGTCACCGCATACCAGTTATATAATTTATTATAGGTACAACCATTTATAGAGTTATTATCATAGTAACACCATGCCCCTGTTGTAAGATTTTCCCATTGAGTAAGATCAGTTACTTGTGGAATTATGTCACCATTTCTATAAGTAGTAACATCTAAATTACATGCTGTCCATGTTTGTGCTCCAATAACAACATCAGGTAAAGCACATGGTGTACAAGGTCTCGAAGTAGATGGAGTTGGAGTAATAGAAATACTAGGTGTTCTGCTTGGAGTAATACTTGGCGTTACACTAGGTGTTACACTAGGTGTACGTGATATACTTGGTGTTTTACTTGGTGTTCTACTTGGTGTTAAACTAGGTGTATTACTAACAGATATACTAGGTGTATTACTAGGAGTAAGACTTGGTGGAGGCGGTGGATCAGTACTACTTGGTGTAACTGATGGTGTAATCGATGGTGTAATTGATGGTGTAACACTTGGAGTAGTAGAAGGAGTAATACTTGGTGTTACACTAACTGAAATAGTTGGTGTTATACTTGGTGTTCTAGTTGGTGTTATACTTGGTGTTACAGATGGTGCTGCTCCAAATTGAACATTCATACATAAACCAGCTATAGTTGGTATAGCTATTGGTAATGAAGTAGATGGTGTTGGAGAAGGGCTAGTTCCGTTTGATGGTGTAATACTAATACTTGGCGTTACACTAGGTGTCTTACTAACACTTGGTAGTGGTGTAAGAGACGGAGTTTTAGACACACTAATCGTTGGAGTAGGTGTCATAGTAGGTGGTATTGTTTTACTAGGTGATATAGTAGGTGTAATACTAATACTTGGTGTTCTACTAGGTGTAATAGAAATACTTGGTGTTACACTTGGTGTATTACTTGGCGTTACACTAAAACTAGGAGTAATACTTAATGATGGTGTAGGTGTTGGTGTAAATGGAATACAACGTCTACCAACACAATTTCCTAAAATTTGAATAACTACATCACCATCTACTACTCCAGGATCACTACCACATAATGTTATAGAATCACTAGGTTCTAAAGCAAGAATATTTGATGATACATTATCACATCGTGTATATGAAACAAATGCTTCTTCTGATAGTGACATATTAGTAAAACTAATACAATTACATGGATACAACGGTGTTGTAGATGGTGTAGGAGATATAGATACTGTTGGAGTTACACTTGGTGTTGGTGTTGGTGCAATGCACTCCCCATCAGCGTTTACTGTACTGTTAGCTGTGATAACTTCTATGTCTTCAAACGAATAAGTAATAACAATCATTTCAGAATCATCAGCACAAAAAGCATTAGAATATGTTCCTGCTATGGAATAAGCGATACTTTCAGGATTTCCATTACAATCTGTAAAGCTAACAAATACCTTTCCATCTAAATTTGGGTCTGGATTGTTTATAGCATTGTCTAAATCTACTTGTCTAATTCTAATATTATAATTTTTACAAGCCATTGTTGTTAGTAATTTCTAATTTTTAATATTGTTTTTGTTCTAACCTCAAATTTTACCAATCCTGGTATTTTAAGAGCTTCTGATTTGATGCCTTTTGCCGTTTCAACTGCATTTCCTTCAGAAATGTATTTTATTTCTAATAAAGAATAATTATACAAATCATTAGAAGCGGCATTTAATTGTTCATTATCGATTACTTTAACAACAATTACATCTCTTATACCTCTAACTTGATTATAAATTTCAGTAAAATTAAAATCATTCTTCATTTTAATAATTACTTGAACGAAGAATGTTTCAAATGTTGCTTCACTTAATAATTTTTCTAAAGATACCATGTTAAAATATATATAGTCCCATAGGAACGTCGTTTAAAACTTTTAATAAATTCTCAGAATTAGCTGCTAGTTTTTCTAATTGTTTTTGTCTTCCTGTTTGATCTAATGTTTCTCTTAATTGAGCTAGTAATGATTCTTTTTGACTTCTAGCATCTGTCAATAAATCATTTTGATTTAATGTTACTTCTGAACCAGGAATAGGTACAGTTGAATATTTTCCTCGAACATATCCTAAAACTTCTCTACAAAGTGCTAAAGTATATTGATAAACCCACATTCTTCCTACAGAATTTATATAATTGTAGTTAGGATTTGTATAAGGTACATTAGATGTATTAGTAATTAAATTAGTTTGTGGAACACCTTCAGAGTTTCGTCCACCTATAGCGCTATCTCTTTCAGATCCTTTAATATATTGGAACCAAAGTGGATATTTTTGTAATGGGACTGGGAATATTTTTAATTGGTTATTGTGGATTTCAAATGAAAATTGTGCTCTTCTAATTTGATCGTTTAATTTAATAGCTTGAATACGTTGTAAGTCAAAAAACAACGGCATTAATAAGAATGTAATAGCAGGAGAATATGCTCCAAAACCAAAACTATTTAGCAATCCTTCGTAACTATAACCGATACCTACGTACGGGTCAAAGTATCTTAACGCAGCTGGCGGCGCTTCAAAGAATACGCGTTTAACTTCAATGTAATCGCCAGAAGCTAGCGAAGCTGATTCGCGTGCCCACTTATTTAAGTCGTATTCTTGGACACCTCCTTCTAATAGAATAGAACCACTATACCAAGTTACATTACCCCCTACTCCTGCTTCTTCAGCATAATTTTCTGCTATACGAATAGCACCTCCTAATGAAGGAGTTAATAATAGTTGGTTGTAAGGAACTGAACCTGTTTGGTTTCCTTCAAGAGAAAGCATGTTTTCTCTAATTTGAAATTGATAAACTTCATTTCCATACACAGTAACTGCTTCTTCAAAAGCAGTATATATTTGAATTGGTTGTAATTCAACTACTTCTATAGGCCATCCTAAACGTTGAGTAACAAAAGTTACAATCTTATCAGCATCTATTTGAAAATCATATTGATAATCGTAGAAACCAAAGGCTGTATCTCCTGGAAAGAATTGAGATGAACCATTATATACTGGGATGTCTGCCATTTTTTTACATATTGTTGGGTATAAATATTACAATATGCTTATTTCTAGGCGTATATTAAATTAAAGTTGCATTTAATATATTGGCAGCTATGTTTAAAGCATTGTTTTCATCTTGTTTTACTAAATCAAGATCATTCCCTGTAAGTATATGTTTATTACCTTTTAAAAGTGTATAAGGTAAAGTTTCATTTGTATTATTTTTAGATACATAATTTGTTGTTTGTGTTGTATCTACTAAATAACAAAACATTTCACATTGAGTTTCAGTCATAGCAGATGTGTTAAGATTTACTACAATCTGATCTGCTGTTTTATTACCTACCTGGGTAGGTTGTATTTGTTGAATTTTTTGTATCATATTATTTAATTTTAATTGCTCCAAGGAGCTGGTAATACTTCTGTTACTGGGTTTTTAATTAAATCAATTTGAGTTGCTATATTTACTTCTAAAGCATCTACATCCATACTGCTTTCCATCCATCCTATTACTTGTTCTTCTGATATATCTGGAAATGGTGTAAATGCTTCTGGGTTTGGTTGTCCAACAGATTGAGCACCATATATAGTTGCTGATATGTTGTCTTCATCAGTACCTGTTAGTATCCAATGTACTGTTGTTACTACTGTTTGTAGTCCGTCTTCATCGATTACGCAATCGAAAGCGGGAAATGTCCATGTGTAATTTATCATAATATTTAGTTTTAATTTTATTTTTAATTGAATACTCCTAATACTCTAGTTATATATAATTTTGGTACTCCGTCTACATTAGCCATATTGGCAGCAATTATTCCGTTTACTGTTTGTCCATATTCATAACTTGTATAATCTAGATATGGAATAAAACTAGCGTAGTTATATCTATATTCTGTAGAAACTACTACAGTTGGGTCTGTTAGGTTGTTAAGATAGTCGTAGTCGTAGTAATTGTCTCTTACCACAAAATTGATATAATTTTCATCCTGAGCAGTAGTTACTGCAGCTGCATTTAACTCTATATTCATCCAACCTACTGAAGGACTAAAGGGATCTGAAAAAACTTGTTCGTCTACATACTGCCAGTCTGAAGTAGCTAAAACTGTTGATGTATTAGGAGAAGGTGTGGACTGTATAATTGCATCTGGGAAATTTGATACAGCTTCAACATATATGTTTAGCGAGAGAGCTGTAAGTGCTCCTGGGATTGTAGATGTGTCAAATGTTAAATACCCTCTCCTACTAAACCATGTTCCTCCTCTAGCTGATGTATATCCGGTTAATGAAAATATAGTAGAAGGACTTGTAACATTAGTACCGGCATTTGTAGTATTTAAAATAAGGTCTTCCCATATGTTAAAAGAAGCGGCGGCATTCAGAATAAGGTATCCTCCTTGACTTGTTGCTGTATTTATTGTTGGCATTAGAACTGTATTTTTGGTAAGTAGTAAACGTCGTGTTTAAAGTAATCGTTATCTGGTACATTTATTCCTGATAGGTCTATAATATCGTAGGTAAGTTGTTCGTTTTCAACTTTCCTCTGACCTGTGAATGGGTAAGGTAGCGGATTCCATAAGGTAAATCTTCCTCCTTTATTTAATATCGATATACAAAAATCTACTATTTTTTTTTCATTGTCATCTCCATAAGCATCGTAAAAGATTCCATCATAAGGACCTCTTTCTTCTATTTGACTTTTTATCTTATACCAATCTCCTTCTAAAACTGTTATTCCTTCTCCTCCCTTTGACCATCTTCTTGCTTGACTAGCTATTTCAGGATGTATTTCAACTACTGTATGAGAGGTAGGTCTGAATGATTGTATGTAATTTGCTGATATTCCCATACCATATCCTATCTCTAGAATATTTCCTCCATTCTCTGCTACGTACTGTGCCGAAGCATACATGATAGGATCTTCCCAATCCATCATTACTGCTTTCTCTCCAGTAGGTGATGTAGCGTCTGCGAAGTATATTTTACTTTCTTGAAATACTAATTCTTTTTCTATATATGCCATATTATAATAATGTAACCCAAGTTGTATCTGGGCAGAAATAAATTTGATCATTTGCTGTACTTTGTACATATCCTATTATTCTAACGACATCTCCTGTACCTGTTGGTGCTGTTTGTGAAAATGCTCCGGCTGTTGTCGATACATATAATTTTGCTCCTACTGTAGTAGTTCCTGTAAAACTTGATACTCCTGTAAATCTAGCATGTCCTCTTAATAGTATTCCTACTGTTGAAGCTGTTCCTGCTGCTAATGCTATTCCTAACATTCCTGTTGATGTAGATTCAGCATCAGCATCTGCTGCTGTCCAGTTTCCTGATGAATCATAATAGTATAGTGTTCCTGCTGCTACTGTTCCTCCTCCCCAATATGCTATTTCTCCATTTACGTTAGAAGTAGATAATGAGCTATTATAAGAAAGACTACTAGTTACTTGTAAAGAACCTGTAAATGAAGTTGCAAATACATTTCCATTTACTTGTAAAGTTCCTAAGGTAGGTGTTGATATTCCAATACCTACATTTCCAGATGAAGTGATACGCATTTTTTCTGAATTATTAGTTCCAATGCGAATATCTGTTTCTGTAAATTGAACAGCTGAACCATCCTGTACTCCTAAAAGTATTGGTTTAGTTGTAGCATTAACTATAACTGCACTATCTGCTACAGTTATTCCATTAAAATTTGCTACCCCAACACGAGGGTAAATTCTTACAGCTCCAGTAGTAAGGTCAGATGTTGAAAATCTAGCCGCTTCTTGTGTACCTTGAGCACTATCAAATGTTGTAAAGATAGCGGTTGCAAGTTCCCCTGAAAAAGCAGATGCAAACACTCTAGAGTTTATATTTGTACTACCAACACCAAATCTAGCATTTGTTAATAGATCGCTTGAAAATCTTCCAGTGCCATTAACATCTAATTTATATAATGGATTTGTTGTTCCAATACCAACGTTGCCGTTTTCTGCAATTGTTAACTTAGAATCAGCTAAAGTAGCACTATCTGCATTTCCTTGAGGCCCGTTTAATATGTGTACTTTTCCTTGAGCGTTATTTGATGTTAAATCTGTTCTTTCAAAGACTATTGCAGATTTTCTATACAAGTTATTAGCACCTTCTGCATATCCAAAATGAAGACCAGCCCATTGTCCAACTGCTACAGCATCTATCCCCACAGAAACAAAATTATTAGCTCCTGATATTACGTCTAGTTTTCTTTGCGGTGTTGTCGTTCCAATACCTACGTTACCTGATGAATTAATCACCATTCTATATGAAGATGCAGTATCATCATATACAATAAAATTACCTACAGAATCCGAACCTATTGTTGTATTTCTATAACTTGAAGCATTTAGAGCTATTAATCCTGATGTTGTTCCAGCTACTGTTAATAGCCTGTTAGGACTTGTTGTTCCAATTCCTACATCACCTGCTGAAGTGATTCGCATTCTTTCACTACCTCCTGCTAATGTAGTTGCATTTGTATAAAAAATAACTCCATCATATCCTGCTAATTTTGCATTATTTGTAGACCTTGTTAGAGAAAGTATATGCGTACCTCCTGCCGTACCAATAAATCCGTTGTTGTCTCCATTTGCATAAGCTCCAATATCTCCTAAAACATCTAATTTATAAGATGGACTTGTTGTTCCAATACCTACGTTACCGTTTCCTTTTATAGTCATTCTTGTAAACAAATTACTATAAATATCAGCACCTGTCTTAAAGTCCATCTGCCCATAGTACGGAGAGTCTTCTGTAGTTGTTGAAATTGCACCACGAATACCGTTTATAGGACCATCTCCAAACATTAAAGCGGTTGAACTACCAATTGCTAATCCATTATTATTTACAATAATATGTCCACCTAATCCGCCAGAATTTCCTCTATATACCTCTAATGGCCCTAATGAACTTGTCGTTCCAATACCTACGTCACCACTACTAGAAATAAACATTCTAGTTGTTCCATTAGTCTCTAAAGCAAGTGGTTGATTATCATTTGTTCCTAATAATGCTGTTGTTCCAAATGAATTTCCGTTTTGTATAAAGGCGTTTGTTGTACTGTTTAAGAATGATGCTGTTTGAGCAAATGATGCTGTCCCTAATAAAGAACCTGTTATTGATGTAGCTACAATTTTTGAAACCTCTAATTCACCTGCCCCACTAAGGCGCATAGGAGTAGTAGCTTCATAGCCTCCATAAGTTTTTTTATTTCTCCATATCCATTCACTACCGGCAGTTTCTATATCATCGTTTACCTCAAATACCATACTTACCTGATTAGTAGCAGCAGATTCTGCATAGAATCGTATAGCGTCATTATCACCTGCTCCTTGATTTATCATATATGGAGGAGAGGCAGACACACCATTTCCATATGTAGTACCTGTAGGGTTTTGAGGAAGAATAATATTACCAGCAATATAAGCACTTCCGCTTACATCTAATTTTTGAGAAGGGCCTGTTGTTCCAATACCTACGTTACCGCTATTACTTAATGTAAACGGTAATGTGTTATCAGTTATATTGCTCCAATAAGTATTACTATTATCACTAACAAAACCCCATTTCTTAGCAGATACACCTGTTCTTTGGTAAATTATAGATGTTGCATTTGTATTCTCAATATCTAATGGAGCATCAGGCGAAGTTGTTCCAATTCCTACGTTACCATCTCCTCTTACGTTAAGGTAGGTTGTTGAATTTGCTGCGTTATTTACATTAAAAGCAACATCTGAACTATTTGTTCCACCTCTTACAATTGCTCCATAAGATTGGCCAGTTGTTGTATTTCCTGTAAAGCTTCCTGCCCAATTATTTGCTGTCCCAACTACTTCAAGCCTATTTCCACCATCTGTGGTTGTACCTATTAGTACGTTACCTGCTGAAGTAATACGCATTCTTTCTGTGTCACCAGTTCCAAAAATTAATGGTTTGGATTGAGTAACCCCTATAAAGATTGCGTCTAACCCTGAGTTTGGGTTTATTACTCCTGTTCTTGTACCATCACTTACTTCAAATTTGTAAGTTGGACTTGTTGTACCAATACCTACGTTACCACTCTGCATTACTTTAACCTTACTAACCCAATTAGCATGAGATACTGTACCTGATGAGTAATATCCTATATCAACTAATGAAGCTCCACTAGTATAATCTCCAACAAGCCTAAGACCAGCATTTGATTGATCCATACCAATTCCACTCCAATCCCCATAAGTATTTATAAATAAAGGATTATTAGGAACACTATTACCAAAAGTTAATGCGAGGCCAGAACCTGCACCAGAAATATGTAATTTACCTCCAGGACTTGTTGTTCCAATACCTACGTTACCGTTTGGAAATATAACTTTACCTTGGGAACCAGCATTGTTAACAGCTAATTGTAATAAAGGTAAAGCCTCAACTTCAATTTCTAAACTTTTTCCAGCAGTGTAAAATGTATTTGAATAGTTTTGATAAAATTGTGTTGTTCCGTAAGCAAATTTAGATAAATTTAAAAGTAAATCTTTTGTATTTGATTCAATTCCTCTAATTTCTAACTTACCATTTGGACTTGTCGTTCCAATACCTACGTCCCCACTACTAGAAATAAACATTCTAGTTGTTCCATTTGTTTCTAAAGCAAGTGGTTGATTGTCGTTTGTTCCTAATAATGCTGTTGTACCAAATGAATTTCCGTTTTGAATAAATGCATTTGTTGTACTGTTTAAGAATGATGCTGTTTGAGCAAAAGAAGCACTTATTACACTGTTAGAACCAAATGGCCCAAATACGTTTGATCCTGTTACAAATGATGCTGTTTGTGCTGTTGAAGCAAATGAAGATGTTCCAAATAATGAACCTGTAAATACTCCTGTAAATGAGCCTGTAAATGAACCTGTGTTTGATAAGAATTGATCTACTCTATTTGCTGTTACTATTACTGAAGGAATACCTGGTACTACTCCAAATTCAGGTTCTGCGTGTAAGCGTACGTTAGCATCCGGTGAATACCACATTAATTGATAATAATCATTTGCAGCTGAATTAACAAAGAAATTCCATGCTGCTACATAATGAGCTTCATTACCAACTAATTGTATCGATGTTGCAGTATCTGTTAAATTTGTTCCATTTTTTCTTAACCAAATCCATATTTCATCTGTACCACTATCTGTTTTATCTACTTGAGCAGAAAATTGTATATCATATACACCTGCATTTTCAGTCTTGATATAAGTGTTAAAAGGATTTGTTGATCCTGATATTGATACTCCATTTGTAATATCTGTCGTATTGAAAGACATTGAGCGAGCAGTACCTGCTACATTAGTTTGAGTTGTAGTATCGTAAAAACTACCGTAAGATCCTGTTGCTGTATTAAAGCCACCTCCACCACTAGTTGATGAAACTGTAACTTGACCTTTACCATTTGTTGGTGATAATGTTATGTTTGGTCCTGCTAATAATTGAGTTACACCTCCATTAGAGGCAAATGAAGCGGTCCCAAATAAAGAACCTGTAATTCCGTTTGAAACATTAAGAGAATTTAAAGCAGCATTCGAGCCGCTAATTATGACTTTTTTCCAACTAGGCAAAATGACCTCCTTCCTTATTTAATAGTTTTGACCAAACAAAACCTCCAGATGTTTTATATTTTCCATTTACACATTGTGAAATAGAACTAGTTTTAATTTTTAACATATGAGATGCTTCTTTTATATTAGTCCATGTTTTTATAAAATTGCCTTTTAAATCATATTGATTTATAGGATTATAATAAGGAGGTATTTTTTCTTTTTTAAATTTTTTAACTATATGTTTAGGAGACTCATTTATAGGATTATCTATATGTCTCCATTTAAACCCATATATACTTTTTCTAATCCCTCTACAACATTCCGTAATGGCTGCTGGTGAATTTTTTCCAAAAAATTGGGAAGCTAAAGTAGCACTTTCCCATCTTTTTACAAGATTTCCTTGTAAATCATATTGAAAAATAGGCTTTGATAATTTTAATATAGTTTCAGGTTGGTGTGAATGACCTCCCCAACCAGTTTCTTTTCTTATATTAGTAAGATTTTTATAACCAATTTGGTTACAAAATTGGGATTCTATTTCAAATGCTTTTTCTTCAGATATATTATTAATTAAAATAATAGATACAAACCCATGTTTATTAACTATTTCATTCCAGTATCTATTTCGAGAAGAAGAAGTAAAGGCTCTATTTCCTGTTCCTTTACCTATATAAAAACATTTTCCATCAGTTTTTTTAATGTGACTGTACACGTAAAAGTTATTCATATTAAGTAGTATTATGATTGGTTACAGGATTGCCTGCCCACTTCCCATTAGGGATCTATAATATATAATATAAATATATGCGATCTAAACAAATAAAATATAAGAAGTATATTACCTCGCACCAATGTTGATACCATTGATGTAATGCATTTTATTTATGTTATTTTGTGGGTCTTTTGTTAATTTTTTGATCTTCTTTTATAGCGTCTTGAAGACTTTCCATTTTTTGAGTTTCTGCGTCTTGAAGCATACGTTTTACTTCTTCAATTTCTTGCTCTAATTTCATTTGTAGTGAAGCTACAAAACGAGCATCTCTACCTTGAATAGAAATAGGATCTAAAGCAGATCTTAAAAAGGTCAATTCATTAAAAGTAAGGTTGATTTCAAATAAATCCATAACTTATGTTATTTTGTTTGTTCTAAATATTGGTTTTGTAGTTTAATAACCATATTGTACAAAGGTTCTAGGTCTTCTCCAAGGAAAGTTGATCTTCTTATTAAAGAAAGTAAAATCTCTATCTCCTTCACATTTAATTGATTAGGAGATAGAGTATTTTCTATATTAGATGTAGTTTTGTCTTTTACAACTACGTTTTGTGCATTAAAGCTCATAACAATTTTTTTATTTTTTATGAATATATCCAAATACTTTCGTCGCCACTTGATACGTAAATATTACCTACTGCGTTATATCTGGTTGCTGGTGTTGGTGTTGTTCCTGCTGCTGTTACAACGGCGGCCATATAAGCGTCTGGTGTAAATGCAGAGTTATTTGCTGTAAATGAACCTGTTACTGCCCATCTTGATGCTCCTGAATCCCATCCAAATAATTCACCAATGTTTTGTGTGTCTTGTTGTACTACAATACCACCATCTCCAGTTGTATTCGAACCAGAAGCCATTAAGATAAATCTATCAGCTACTTCTAAGTTAGTTGTATTTTGGAAAGATGCTGTACCTTGTACTGTTAAGTTATTAGTTACAACTAAATTATTTGATATAGTTACGTTACCTCCAGCTGAAGTTACTGTTAAGTCTCCAGTTGTTGTAGTAATTGTATTATCATTTGTAACACCTACTGTAACATTACCTGCTGTTACACCTGCGAATGATGGACTATCTCCTGTTTCTAATCCTAAATCAATTGTAGAACCTGCTACACCATTTGTAGTAAGTAAAGCTTGACCTTGAGCTGGTGAAGATAAAACAGAAGATGATATTATATTTGCTGGTACTCCTGTTATTCCTGAATAGTTAATTTGAGATGATCCTGATACTAATCCTGCTGGTAATTGAGCTGATCCTGAAAATACTCCTGAACCTGCTAATATAGTAGCTTGTGTAATACTTCCACCTAATGATACTGATGTACCTGCTATTGTGATAGCTGAATTGGCTAAACTATTGTTAGGTATAGCGGATAAACCAAATGTTAAAGTATCTGATCCAGCATTAGCTGTAATAGTTAAACCTTGTCCTGACGAAGATGCAAAATTTAAACTTCCTGAAGGTGAATCTGCTAATAATAATGTACCGTCAAACGATGCTGTACTAAAAGCGTTAGGGGTTATTAATGTACCTGCCGTTAAATAGTTTGCATCATTGTTTAGTTGAGAGACGTTACTACCGGATACAACGACTTTTTTCCAATTTGCCATTTTATATTGTTTTTATGTTGATAAATATTTATTTTTAATCGAGCCCTACAAAAAATGAATTAGAGGTAAAATACATTCCTCCATTTGGTGCCGGATTTGATAATTCTACAGATTGAGTTGCTACTACTATAACACCACTTTGACTTACAGTCAATACATTTATGTTATTTTGATTTTGTATTAAAAATATAGTAGCAGCTGTGCTTTTTATTGTTGCAGCTCCTTGAGCATTTATTAGAAATAATGATGTATTAGATTGATTTGTTACTCCAAATGAACCTGTTACATATACATCTGAGTTTCTACTAATACTTCCATCAATAGATCCAGTCCATTTTGATATAGGTAAACCAGTTAATCCACTACCATCACCTATAAAAGAACCTGTAAATGATCCTGTGTTATATGATGAAGTAAAAGCATTAAATGATGAAGTAGAAACAAATGAGCTAGTAAATATACTAGGGTCACCTGCTGGTCCTGGAGATCCCTGAGGGCCAGGAGTATTGATCTCAATTATTTTTACTATTTCTTGAGGTACAATAACAATATTACCATTGCTGTTATCAACATCAACGGTATTTATCGTGTTTTCTACATTAACACTATTAAAAGTATTGTTAACTTCAATTTGACTCATTAACTAATTACAGTAACTTCTTTACTAAGTTTAACTTTACCTTCAAGGATTCTAGTAACCACAGGACAATCTCCACTTCCCGATATTATATCTAAGTCATATATTGCTGTGTCAAAATTAAACATAGAAGAAGTACAAGATGCAATGTATATTTCTATAGCTCCCGATGCAGCATTACTCATATTTAACCCAGTACCATCAGCATTAAGACTACTACTTAAGGTTACAATAGGTGCTGAACCATAAGTTAGCCTAATTTGCATTTTTGAATTATATGTGGATAGATTGACAGGGACTCCAAACGAATCTTTGTATACTATTACAAAGTCTACGGTTGATCCTTGTTCAATTGTGAATGAATATTTACCTGCTGCCATTTATTGTTAGAATTACTACCTATAAATATTAAAAAACCCTAATTAATCTCTGAACTCTTGGTATACTTTCAATATTGGAGCTACTATGTCATGTCTGTGGTTTTGTTTTAAAGCAAATATTTTAAATCCAGCTACTTGTTCTTCAATTCTTGTTAAGAAAGAGAAACCAGTTTCTTTTTTTACTTTTAAATCAATTTGAGCTAAGTCACCACAAATCACCATTTTAGAATTTTTACCAAGTCGTCCTAATACAGTTTCCATTTGATCTTGAGTAACGTTTTGTGCTTCATCTACAATGACAAATGAATCAACAAATGTTCTACCTCTCATAAACGCGAATGGTACAATTTCTATATTACCACGTTCTAATTCTTTATCTACTTTATCTTTACCATATAACATGTATAGATTGTGGTAGATTGGTGCTAACCATGGGTCCATTTTTTCTTTAAGATCGCCTGGTAAGAAACCTAATTCTTCTTTAGCAACTGTAGGTCTAGTAATTACTATTTTGTCTACTTCTTTATTAAACAACATATCAAGTGCCGCTTGAACAGCAACTAGGGTTTTACCTGAACCTGCCATTCCTTTTAAAACGACAACTGGGTTTTCAATGATAAGTGCTTTTGCTAATTTTTGTTCTTCATTTAATACTAAATTAAATTTTATAGGAGATTTGGGTTTTCTTTTTTCTTTAAACACTTTTTGTGCCTCTAATGTTCTATTATGATCCATACTTAATTTTAAATTAGTTATTATACTTCCAGATATATCCTCCGACTTTTTTATATTTTCCCGAGCATGCTCCCGAAATACTGGTTTTGTTAGTTTTGGTTTGTAAAGCTGCTTCTTTTATGCTAGTAAAAGTATTAAGTAAATTACCATCAATATCATATTGTAATACAGATTTTGATAATGATTTACTAATAATTTTACAAGTTTGAGAGGTATGGGTTTGACCTTTAAATGGTGATGGTTTATTCAAATGAGATTTGCTCATTTTTAAACGTGTTTCAGAAGTAATAATTTTACCTTTATGAGATTTACTTAAATTATTTTTCCAATTTTGGTCTTTGCTTCTTAAATATCGACCTTTTGAAGGTCCTCCTCCACCATTATTTTTATTATCTAATTTAAATTCCCAAGTTTTAAATAATTCTATATAAAATTTTTCCCAATATTTCCATTCAGAGTTAGGTACTTTATCTATTATAGTAAATTGTATTACATTTTTAGATTTTTTATGGGAATAAAATCTATGAGAAGGATTAACAGTTTTACCTATATATACTTTATTATCTTCTAATTCTAATAAGTAAATAAAAACCTCATCAGTGTGATGGTTTGAACTCATATATATAACGTTTTAGTTTCGTATAAATATGAAAAAAAAGAGCCGAGCTTGCGCTCGACTCTAATTTTTACTAAGTAATTAGTTATTAGTTAATACCTAATGCATTTAAACCGTTAACGAATACTTTACCGTAGAATTCAGGACGTACCATTTTCTTAGCGTAACGAGTCATAATACCTTTACGTGGTGTAAATGTTTCTGGATCGTATACTAATGGAGTCATTAATAACGGAACGTATGGAGCATAAACAGCACCTGATTCTAAGAATTGAGCACCTTTATAACCCATTAAAATTACGTTATCACTGAAGTAAGGGTTTACATATACTTTGTAACGAGAATTTAAAGTACCAATTTTTTGGCTACCAAAGTTGAATACTTTATCTAATTCAGCACCTGCATCTGAAGCATATCCTGGAATTGATTGCATAATAGTTGCAACCGCTGGAGATATTACTAAGAAGTTAGCTTGACCTCTAAGAGTTTTCTGTAAGATTTTGTTAGATACTGATTGTAATACTGTACCTAAAGTTGCGAACCAACCACCTTGTGTGTTATAGAAACCACCTGTTGTAGTTGAAGTTTGAACGAATGATGAACCATTCCAGATTTTGTTGTTTTCTGCTGACCAGTATCCTGTAGTAGCTGCCTCTTCAGTCAACATACCTAAGATTTCTAAGTCAATCTCCATAGCGATGTATTGAGATAATAATCCAGTTAATTCAGCTTCAGCATCGATGTTTTGGTAAGCATTTAAATCTTGAGCTAACTCAGGAGTCCATTGTGCTTTTAATTTTCTTGTTTTAGCAACAATAGCATCTGATTTCATTTGGATGTTTACTGTTGGGATAACAATTTGGTTATCATCTAATGAGTTAGGTACTGATGTGTTAGTTCTATCTGCTTCGAAATCACCTCTTTGTGCAGGAGTTGTTTGTTTGCTGTAGAATAATACTGTAGTTGCTGCACCTACTGATGGAGCTGCGTTAGTAATGAATGTTAATGCAGTAGCACCTGATCCACTTGAGTAGTTAGTAAACTGTTGTAATACGTTTGCTGGGTTAACACCTGAACCACTGATGATGAAAGCAGAAGCTGCTAAGAAATCAGGAAGATCTAAAGTTGCTAATTGAGCATCAGAAATACTTACTCTGTATAAAGTTGATGAAGTTCCAATGTAACGAGAATCGTAGTTTACGTATGGTGCTAATGAATCAGAAGCAGCAGTAGCATAAGATGCTGTAGTTACTGTTACAGAAGCAGAGAACTGGTTCATAGAGTAACCATATCTACCTTGACCGTAAAGACCACCTGTTGGGTTAACGTTTGTAATATCATAGTCAGTAGCTTGAACATCAGCTAATGAACCGTAAAGTGATTGTCCAGCTACGAATGGGTTTTTGTTATCACCATATTGAAAGTCTAAGTAGAATACAAGACCAGAAGGCATAGCCATTGGTTGTACTGAAACGAAGTCTTTAGCTACGATTTCAGCGAATACTCTACGTACTAATGGTAATGCAATACCAGCCCAGTTTTCACCTGTACCACCTAACATTGAATTTGTACCAGCAGTTACGTTAGTTTCAACAACTAACTGTTTTGCTTGGTTTTCAAGGATAACAGCCATATTGTTTTTCTCAATATCACTTGTTAATCCTTCAAGAAGTCCACTTTTAGCCCATTTGTTAGCTGTTTTTGCAGCTTCTGCTTGTTGGCTTTTCCATGGATTTACTCCTTCTAAAAGAGTGTTTAAATTTTCCATTTTTAAGAATAATTTTTAAATTTTTATTTAATATTTGCTAATTTTTGCATTCTAGTAACAAATTCGTTACTTTCTACAATTGTTGGTTTTGCAGCTACACCAGCGGCTTTAGATGCAAATCCTAGTGACTCTTTGATTTGGCGTTTTTCTGTTCTAGCATTAAACGTTGTTGACAATGATTCGTAAACAAGTTTAGCTTCTTTAGCAGATTCTGCTTTATCAAATGCTTTAATAACTGTTAATTTTTGAGATTCGTTTAAGTTTTTAGCTTTAAAGATTTTATTAACGTATAATAATTTAGCGTTTAACAAGTTAACTTCGTTAAGTTCTGAACGAAGAGTATTAACAGCTTCTAAAGCTAATTTTAAATCTTCTTCCATTTTTTTCTTTTTGTAGTCTTCAACTCCTTCTTCTTCAGCAGTGTCTTTTTTATCACCACGTTTAGCATTAGGAACATCTCCTTTATTACCGCCGTATTTTTTACGTTCGTCTAAATCATCTTTTTCACCCATTAACTCAGCTAAGATTTCTTCTAAATCGAAATCTTCTTCAGCTCCGTCAACTGCCATTTCTGCGTCTCCCATGTCATCCATAGCATCTACAGCCATTTCGTCTTCGTAGCCTTCGCCATCGCCTGTTTCTTGTGAAATGATGTCTCTAATTAAACTTTCTAACTCATCCATAGATAAGTCTTTAACTTCTTTGTCTTCCTCTTCGTCTTCTTTAGCATCGTCTGCTACGTCTTCAACTTCTTCTTCAGCTTCGATTTCTTCTTCGTCTTCTTCGCCTTTAGCTTCGTTTAATTCGTTTTCTAATTCTGCTAAGATTTCATCAAGGTCGATTTCATCTATAGAATTATCGCGATCAGCAAATTCTTCCTGAGTCTCTTCTTCCATAGGGATGTCATCCATCATGTTTTCTTTGGCCATCTTGTCTTTCATTTCGTCTAATTCCTCTTCATCGTCATATGCTTCTTGTAATTTAGTTTGAAACATAGATTGTAAACGTGGAGTAAACGCTTCTTCAAGAGCAAGTTTAGCTTGAGCTAAGGCTGTCTCACGTACAGTTTTAGCATCAGCAATAGCCTCTTTTAAAAGTGCTTTTGTGTCTTTCATTTTTTGTCCTAAAATTTTGTTTTGGAAATAAGCTTATTGATTAAAAAGCTTAATAGGGATTATAGTTTAATGACGAATCATATAGAAATGATTCATTAGTCAAGCATAAATATGTACAAGAAACAAAAAACCGCAACATCGTTGCGGTTCTTTTTAATTTCCTTGACCTGTATATAGTTTTTTGTAATTCTTTGAATTTTTTAACTTAGATGTTTTACTTTTTGCATGAACACCTGGTCTTTTTCTTTTTGGTTTCGCTATATAACTATTAACGGAACTGGTTTTTGCCTTTGCTGCCATTATTTAATATATTAATTTATGAGAAGAATAATACTGGAGCGCTTGTAGCATCTAATGAAGCGCTAGTTATTGTAAGTTCTATTACAGTTCCGGGAGGCACAAACATCCCACCTGCTGGAGTAATATTATTACCTCTGACATCTTTTAAAGCTGTAAAATGAGCTACAGCACCCGCTGATGCTCCTACTACAGAACCTGAAGCCATTACTTGCATTTTATAAAATGAACCTGTTATAGATTGACCATTCATTAGAAGGCCGGCTGATGGAAAATACGATGCCATATTATTGTAAATTAGTTAGTTTGTATTTAGTAGAGTAAATAAGTTCGTCAACAGCATCTATTTGATTTTGTAAATAACTATCAGCTAAATTAGGTGCTTGTCTTAATGTTTTAACAATCATACATAATTTATCAAAATAATCTATGATATTTCTAGTATCACAGTTATTATCTAAATTGATTACTGGTTTGAATTGGATTAAGCCGTATTTACCTTGGTAAGTTTCTACTAATCCATCTACTACACCATCGATACTTTCATAATATTTTTGAAGTGCTTTATGAGCAGCGTATGCTCCTGGTCCACTTACTCCTAAATGAAATATATGAGTTTGTGTTTGTGAGTGTAATAAAATTGATGCTAATTCTTCCATAATTATTGTCCTGGTAATTCACATGAGCAAAATCCTGCTCTGTTACATAATATTTCTGTTATTAATTCGTTTACTTTTTGGTATTTGTCTGTTTTAACAGCATTTGGATTAAGTGATTCATTTACAATTTCCATAAATGCACCTTGAGTTGATGGTGTTGAAACAAAATCCCAACATACTAACTCTAAATCGTCTTGTACTTCAACAGTTTCTCCGATTTGTTTTACAGAACCCATAGCACGAGATGAAATACCAACAGTAATACCAGCTATCAATAGTGCTTTTAATATATTTCCTGATGGTGTAGGTAATATTTCAATTTTACCCATTACATCATCACCATTCCACCATAAATCTAAGATGTTATGACATACATTTTTTAAATTAATAATTGGAGACTCAGGATGATCTAATTCTCCTAATGCTCTATTTTCTTTAATATATGTAGCTTTATACTTATCAATTTCTCTTTCTAAAGTATCTTTAGGATAAACGCGACCATTACCATTTTTAGCATCTGCACGTTGTACTACTCCCTCAACAATCAAACGCCCGTTGTTTTTTACCGCAGATTCTTGCAGTAACTGCGGGGTCAGTGTAAAGGTGGATACTCGTTCTATTAATAGTTCTTTGCTCATTATCTCGCAGATTTTTTCGATAATGTTTCGTTCATTACTTTATTAACTAAACGTTCTAAAACTGATTCTTTTTTAAGTACTTTATTTAATACGGCTCCAGCTACACGTTTTCCTGCTTCTTCTGAACCATATTCTTTACCTGCTGCCTTAGCTATTTTTTCAAATCCTTTACCTGGTTTGCCTATGTCAGTACCTTTTTTGAAACGCGCTTCATCTAAACCACCTAATTTTTTTAGTAAAAGTTTAAATAATTCCTCTTGAGATATACCCATTTTATCAGCCATTGCTTGAATAGATGATCTGTTTTGAGAAATTTCAACTTCAGCAGTTTCGATTTCTTCAGGTGCCATATTTTCTTTAACGACTTTAACTTTTTTTAATTCGTTTTTAGTGTCATTATCTTTAATTGGTTCTAAACCGTCAGAAGTATTTTTAACTTTTTTATAAGTTTTTGTCTTAGGAATATCAGTTATTGTTGTAGCAGGATAAATACCATCTTGTTCATCTACTTCAGGTGATTGCTCAACTTTTTTATATTTGATTTTATCATCTGGAGTTAATGAATCATATGTTGGTTCTTTATCTGGTGTTCCTTTTACAGCATCACCTTCATTAAGCATTCCTTTTTGTTTTAGAATTGCAACCGAATCATCAAATGAATTATGATTAGTTACAAAATTAGGAAACATCATTCTTGCGTTACGCAAAAATTGAGCTTTGTTCATTTTACCTTCTAATAGGTCCTGATATTGTCCGCTTATATTTTTCATTATTCTTCTTCTTGGTTTTCTTTAATTCCTGTTAATTTCTCTAATATAGCCGTTAAAGTATCTTTTATTTCGTCTGTAGGGAAAACAACAGCGAATGAATTTGGATTATCTTTATAGAATTTTTCTGTTTCTTTTTTAGCTTTAGGTAGTGCTTGTTTCAATTTAGTTACAAGTTCAATTAACTCACCAAAAGATTCAATACGAGATTTTTGTAATTCATCTCTTTCTTTAGCTTTTTTAGGATCTTCCTCTTTTTCTTCAGCTAACGATGATAAAATATCTTCTAACTGTAATGATTCTTGTTCAGTTCTTAATAATCTATCATATGCTTCTTTCATATTACGATATCCCTTCATTAATTCAGCGATATCAGTTTTATGAGCACCTTCAGTACCATTACCTTTTTTGGCTTCAGCTACACGGTATTTTATTTCTTCACCTAAAGTATCTAATTTTCCTTTAAGTTGTTCTTTAGTTAACTTTTTTTTCTCGTTATCCATTAGATAGTTTTTTTATGTTTTTAGATAATTGGTTTAACTTTTCTGATAACACATTTAATTGTTCTAATTTAGAATCCCAAAAATTACCACGTTTGATAACATTTTCAGTTTTTAATCGATTAGAATATTCAATGACTTGTTCTATTTCTTTAACACGTTTATTAACTTCACTTAAAGCACGTGTAATTTTACGTTCAGGGGAAACTTTATTAACACTTTCACTAAAACGTCTGTATGATATTTCGTTAAGTTGTTCTTCTTTATAAAGTTTATATCTTTTAGGTTTTGGATCTGCGGGGAATTGTTTGTAATCGTATACTTTAGAATCAGATGGCATTCCTTCTGGGGCTTTTTTAAATCCGTCTTTAGTATAAGAACTAATATTAGCTTTTCCTGCAGCTGTTGTAGGTGTTTTTCCTTCTAGTTTTTCTGGTTTTTTAAGGAAAAATTTACTGTTGTAAGCTTCCCCAGCACCAGTTGTACTAACACCATCTTCAGACATTAATTTATTTACTGTTTCTTCTATGAATTTTTTTAAATCTTCTGGTGTCATGTTGATTTGATTTCATGGATTAATTCATGAAACTGTAAGATATTTAATATATCTTCATCTTTAGCTGATTCTGTTTTTTCTAGAGGTCGAATAATTGATATTAACTCAGTCAATTTGATTTGAGTTCTTTTATCTTGTACAAATGATTGTAAAGACGTTAAAGAATTTTTAATATGGTCTAACTCTTGATTAATGAATTCACGTAATGATACAGTATTTGTTATATTATTAATGTATGTTTTTAATACACTACGTTGCTCAGGAAGTAAATCAGCATATTTCTCATTAAATTTCTCAATCATTATTTTAGAAATTAAAGCACGAGTTGCTTTATCTTGAGAAGCATATTCTTTTATTACTTGGTCTTCTACTTTATTTTTATCTATGTCTTGTTTAGTTAAAAATTCAAGTAAAGTTACTTTATTTGTAATGATAAATGAAGGATCTATAAATTCTAAACTAGTTTGTGCCTCCAATAAATTAGAAACAGCAGCATATGCCTTATAGTTGTGAATTTTAGCTTTAAAAAATTCTTCTAAATCATAATGTTGTTTAATTTCTTTAATTAAATTATACTTTTCCTTACGAAGAGCAGTACGATTTAAACGTTCAGCTAATTTAACAGTAGAAGAAATGATACTTTCAGCTTTTGCTTCATTTAATGAAGTAGCTTTAGTTAATGCTTGGTATATTTTATATTCTTTTACTAATTCTCCTTTAGAAAAGTATTTTTTAACAATGTTAACAGCAGATGATTCTTTATTAGACATGATATCCGATGTTATCTGTCTAGTTAACAATTCAAATAATATACCCGTGTTTTTATATTTATTATGTTTTGGCTTCACGATGTTAATTTACTGGTTATAAATATATACTTTTTATATGCCTTTAATATTTGATTCATCTAATAATGAAGACTTTTTATTATCCTTATCAAACACATTAGATTTTTTAACCATTTCTTCTAACATATTTTTATTTTGCAAGTATATTGATTTAGTTGCTTCTAAAGCTAATGGTGATCCTCCTTTAGGTTCCGGTGCTTTTGCGCTATCTGGTGATATATCTACTCCTTTTCCTAATGGATCTTTTCCTAATACTCGTTTTTGAGTATTATAAACTGATGTTTTTTCTTGAGGTCTTCCAACTGGGTTAGTTTCATCATATGCTGGTGGAACTCCCATATCGTTTCTGCCTTTACCATATAGTGAAGCTAAATCATGTGGTGTTCCATATGATTCTCCACTTGTTACAGGGTCATTACCTTCGTTTTCGATTTGAGCTAATCTGAACATTCGTTTTTTATCTTCGATAACTAAATCTCTCATATCATCATATTTGTCTTCACTCATATGGAAGATATAATCATAAATGTAGTCAGAAGGGAATAAACCAGTTTCTTGGATTTGTCTAGCTAAATCAACTTTTTCTTTCATTAATGCTACTCTTTCTTGATCATAAACGATAGATGGAGTAGTTAATTCAAGTTCAAAATTTGTTAAGTTTTCATCAGTATATCCTTGAGAATACAAATGTACTAATGCTATTTTAGTTAATTCAGATACTACAATACGTTGAATACGTTCAATTGTACGAGCGAATCTAATATCTTGTTGTGCTAATGTAGATTTACCTTCAACGTCAGCTTCATATCCGATAAATGCTTTAGGTACTTTAACAGCAGCTAACATTTTGTCTCTTAAGTAAACAACGTCTTCAATAGCATTATATTCAAGACCAGGTAAAGTATCTATTTTAGTTGATGTGTTTCCACCTTTTGTAGGAATGTAAAAATCTTCATTTACAGTCATCATATTATAACGAAGATTATATTCACCAGTTTTAGGATCAACATAAGGAGTACGTTGTGTTTGTCCTTTTAATTTCTCCATGTATGCAGGAATTTCATTTGGTGGAATATTTCCTGTATCCACATAATAAACTCTACGTTGTGGTGCTCTTAATATACGGTGAATTAACATAGCGTCTTCCATTAACGCTAATTGTTTAAATATTTTACGAGCTGGTTCAATGTATGATCTTCCGTATGGTAAGAAGTTGTAATCTCCTAATAATCTAAAGTTAGCAACTTCATAGTTTTGGAATACCATATCATCTTTATCAAGTCCTCCTAATACACCAGTATATGAAGCATTTGGTTCAACTCTAAATTGAACATAAGATGGGTTTTTAGGATCTAATCCTTCTTCTCTAATTACGTTATAAACGTTAAGAGGAATTACTTGATATACACCATATTTTTCAGCGATGTGTAGGTGTAAATAAAAGTCACCATATTTACACATTGAACGAACCCAACCCCAAAGGTTAAATTCGATATTAAGTACATCATAGAATAAATTATATAGTATTCTTTGAATATTTTCATCTGGTGATTTAATAGCTAATACTTCTCCAGCACCATTTTTAAGTGTAGATTCATCAGCAACAATATCTAATACAGATGCTATGATTGGATCACCATCCATTACCTCATAATCATTATATAATTGAGGTCTTAATATTGTAAAGTTAGAGTGAGGAGCATTACCAACATAAGTACCTAACCCTCCAGTATAGATACGTTGGTATCGTTCAGGGTACATGTTTGTTTGTACTACCCCAGAGGATTGTATGTGGTCACTGTCGATTACTTTAACTTGACTCCCACCAACGTTTCTAATAATTACGTCGTTTGAGAATAATCGTTTTAATCTACCAAATAAAGATGTGTCTATCATATGTATAAATATTTATCCTAATAGCCAAGTAATGTCTTCGTGACCTCCTTGTTCCATTTGAATTTTCCATGGGTTATTATTATTATTATATCCTCTAGCGTTGTAGGGATTCATCGTTCCTCTATCTACTGATATAGAGTCTACTATTGCTCTATCAAATTCTATATTTGATTTTCTAAATCTTAAAGCCGTGTCTCTTAAATATAGACCCATACTAAAAGACATTACTAAATCATCATTATATCCTTCTTGTGCTTGTGCTTTACTATTCTTCCAAATAAATACTTTCATTTCTTCTAGTGTTCTTTTAGAACGAATAAAGCATGCTTTTTCTTTAGTATATTCTCTAAATTTTTCAATCATTAAAGGACGTGTTTTTACTGATGTTGTAAAACCAGCTACTAAACTATCTTGATTTTCATTACGTCTAGACCATTGATCTGATGTATATGCTTCTGTTTTAGGTGAGTAATATAAATTTTTATATCCTCTATCAATTGCAGTTTGCACTGTATCCCAACCCACATTAGCATTCTCTATAGCGAGTAAAGCATCATTGTATTCTGCTGCTAAACCTACTAATAAATGTCCAAAATCACGAGTTCCTATTTGCCCCTTATATTCAGCTACTTGTGTTGCTGTTTCTAAATCAAATACATGACATGCAGAATGGTCTTTTCCGTCTCCTCTAGCAACGTCGGCTGTTACTAAATAACTTCTATTGTAATCTGGTTGTTCCCAAACCCATAAGTTACCATCTACATTACGTTTTTCAATTGGTTCCATTAAATTAGCTTCAATCCAATCAATTAATTCAGGTTCAAATACTGTATCTCCAGATGTGCTAAAATCACAATCACATTCTTGTGCTGCCATTCTAATTCCTAAATCTTGATCCTGTAAACTTCTCCAGTCTTGATCTCTTTCAGGATGCACATTCCATTTTAACTTAATAGGAACGAATGAATTAGCTCCTAATTCTGATTTAGACCATGTTTGATGAAACCAGTTTCCGGTACCATTAGGTGTAGATAATGCTATACATCCTCCACCCGTTGCTAATGTTTGTTGAGCAGAAGCAAATATCTCATGTATGTTATCAATGAACGCGGCCTCGTCAATTATAAGTAAAGAAACGGCTTCTGATCGACCAGCATCGCCTGCTGCTGATGTTGCTTTTACTTGAGAACCATTTGGTAATTTAAGTAAGAGCTTGTTGTTCTCCAAGGGTTTTTCGGTTCCTTTTAACCAAGAAGGTAAATTATCGTACATAAATCGTACTTTAGTTACCATGTTTTTAGCAGTTTCTTGTTTTGTAGCGATACAAAGTATATTTTTATCTCTATGAAAAATCATCATCCATAAAGAAAAACCAGCTACTAAAGTTGAGATTCCTAGCTGTCTAGATTTTAAAACTATACTATAATTGTTTTTTTGAAATTGGTGTAATACACCATCTTGAAAGGGATATAAATTAAATGGAATTCTACCTTTTGTAGGGTGTTGAATCATACAATACTTCTTCATGAAGTGGGCAGGATCAGTCATACATTTAATGTATTCCTGTTTAATTATATCTTTTATATTTTGATTTTGTTCACTCATATAATCATTTATATATAAATATACAAAAGGCCTGATGTTGGTCAGACCTTGTATATTTTATTATATGTTTGTTATTTTACCAATAGGTATGAGGTAGTAAGTATACCGGCGAACGTTCCTACTTTCCATAGAAATGTTTTAGTCCTTTGTCCTTTTAACTCTTTATGTAATTGTTCTGAAAGTTCTTTAGATAGTTGTAATTGATCTTTCTGAGTGTTGATAATAAATTGGTTGTTTTTATCTTTACTCTCTAATAGGGAAATGATAGTATCTTTTTGAGTTTCTCTTGCTTCTAACTTAATAACTTTATCTTGAGTAAATTTTAATTCTTGAGCACATCCATCTCCTTTAAGAATGTCTTTAATAACTAATTTTGCTACAGGTGTTTTAATTTGAACCTTTGTCGTATCTGTTTGTGAAAAACTGCTCAAGCTCGTTAGCAGTAAAACTATCAACACTATTAATTTTTTCATCTGTTTGTTGTTTAAGTATAGATATGTTATTATCTATGTGGTGAATTTCTTTAGTAATATTAATTACGTTATCTTTTACTGAGTCTATTTTGACATCAATTTTTTCGTTAACTGCTTGTGCTGAGTCTACTTTAGTTTGAAGAGCTTCAATTTTATCTTCATATCCTTTTACATCAGTTCTAATACTGTTTGTATTGAATATATTATACAAACATAACAAAGCAATTATTATTAATACTATGTCTTGTTTAGTTGCCTTCATTGTCTATTTTAAGAATAACTTTAACTAAATCTCTAACATCTTCCGGATTTACTACTATTTCTTGTCCGTTGTCTTGTGTCAATATAATAAAATTACCATCTTTTCTTACTTCAATTTGGTATCTAGATCCTGGTGCTACATTGGCGTTTATTTCGTATATTTCATCATACATTTTAGCAATATCACCACCATCTGATGAATCAACATCTTCTACATCTTCGATAATTGTATTATCGTCATCATCTAAAAAATCTTCTTCTCTAATAACTTTAACAGCGTTTTTTTCTGTTCCTATTGTTGGGTCTCCTTCTTTTGCTCTTAGTGTTTTTATTTTCTGGCTTATTTGAGGGTCTGTTAAAGGTGCTCCTGTTTGTTGAATAATTACAGCTTCACCCATTTTTTTACGTATAATACCGCGAATATTTTCTTTTAATTCACTTACTTTCATATTTTATATATAAATGTTAATTTAATATAAATATTAAGTAGGAATCACTTCTAGTATTTGTTTTATACGTTCTTCTGTTGTGCCTGATATCATGAAAAGATTCTTTATTCTGTGTGGATAAGCACCAATTAATGCTCTGATAGTATAATCAATTAAATTTCTATATTCAGCATTTGTTTCTCGTACACCATTATTTTCTATCTCTACTCCTTCAGGAGACACATAAAAAATATAATCATATTCATTAATAAAATTACGAGCATATTCGTCAAATGATTTTTTATCAGTTGGGTGTATAGACTCAGCACATTGAGTAAACGCCATTACATCTATAACTGTTCTGTCTGTAATTAAATTTTCATGCATTAATTCAGATACACGTTCAGCTAAAAATATAGTTTGACCTTTTAATGTTGAATCTGTATTTAATGGGATACCTAAATCTCTTAAATACTTACTACGTTCAGTAGCAAAATGATAATCTTTAAATTGTGGTAATTCTGCTAAAGCATTAACTAATGTAGTTTTACCTACAGATACAGTACCTACTAATCCTATTTTCATATTATCTAAAACTATTTTTAAACAATGGGTTTTTTGCTGGTGGTAATCCTGTGTGGTTACGTTTTAATTCTCTAATTACTTCAGGTGTATTACCTTGATAAATTCCCCAGAAATAGTATTCTTTTTTTCCATCAGGTTTAATTAAAGCAGGACCATCTGTATTATGTAGTACCCATTCTTCTTTATAAGCATCATCAGCGTTCTTGTCTTTTACGCCCTCTTTTAGCTTTCTCGTTTTCGACAGGTACATTATCTGTCCCTCTGGTGTTTTTATTTTTCTTTCCATTTGTTGGTTCGTTTTTACTTTTAATTTCTACTGATATTGGTCCGTGGCTGTAATAATCTAGATCGTAAGTCCATGTTACTTTTTCATGTTCATCTTCATAAACACGTGTAAATTTGCTTTCACCTTTTGTCATAAAGATACAAAAAATTACTTAGATTTCAAAATATCTTCTGATACATAAATCCCATGTGCGCCACTTACTGTTATACCTCTAGCGGAAAGTGCATCACCAACAAAATGTACGTTAGGATACTTGGTCAGGGCTAAGTTAGTATAATCAACAAGCGGCTCAGGTGATAGATATTTTACTTCAGGTATATAAATACCCCAATTGTCTTCTAATGTTGGGAATACTTTTTTCATATCTTCGATAAAATCTTCAATATAATCAAAGTACCCTTCAAATGTTCTTCTAACATCCATCATATCAGCATCTGATATTTGATGTGCTTCTACGTGTCCTCCTTCAGATGTAAGTGATACTTTACGTGATGGAGAGTAATATAAACCTTTACCATCTACTGATTGTAATTGTGATACAACATTTCTTGACCATTCAAATGGATTTTCAATACCATTTAACTCCATAATAATACCAAAGTTAGTCATATCGTTTCTATACTTCTCATCTTTTTTAGCATGACCATTGTAAGTATAGTTTCCGTATGTTTCTTCTACTGCAACATAAGCAGCATTATTATTAGTACAGAATGAACGTAATGATACTCCTTTATTGTCGAATTTTCTATATAATTTAAAGTCATATGAAATATCAATTAAGTTTTGAAAGTGGTGTTGTGGTGCTTCAAATCTAACACCAATTTGTACTGATTTAGGTTCAGTTGGTAGATCATATTTTTCAGCTAGTTGTTTACCAAAGTCAATACCCGATTTACCTACACCAAAGATAAGTGTATCATATGATATAATTCCATGATCCCATGTAATTTCGTTTACTGGGTCTGCTTTTAATGTTTGGTTAACAAATGCAATTTCCGTTACTTTAGTTTCCCAAATAAAGTTAACACCCTTATCAACTAAATATTCATACCAATTTTTAGCAATTTCTAATAGATAATCAGTTCCAACATGCCATACAGGAAACAATCTTAAACCAAAATATGGTTTAATAAAATCAGGTTCAGCATCTGGGTTTGAACATTGTACTTCTTCAGGTTTAGGATGGAAACGTTTAAAGTTAGTTATAACTTGATCCATCAATTCCATTGCTTTATCTTCACCACAGTATTTAGAAAGTTGACCTCCAATGGCTGTATGATAAGTTAATTTACCATCAGACCAACCACCAGCACCTAACATACCAGTCATTACTTCACTTGGTAATCTTTTATGAGGATCTTTCCCCATATCAATAATTGTAATTAAATGACCAGGATAGCCATTGTCTACTAATTTAGTAGCAGCATTAATACCTGCTACTCCTGCACCTACTATTACTATTTTTTTACTCATGTTTATATCTTTTGAACTGTTAAATATACGAAAAAAAGATGTGGTCTCAAAAACTGAGGCCACATCTCTCTAAAATTTATCTCTTACGAGCGACTAGGATATGAATCTAGTCTGTATGTTAGAATTTTTTATTATTGATTTGAATAATTTTAGCTATAGATTTTTTATAAATTCTATCATCATTATCTCTAGTTACAAATACATTTTTCTTATCACCAGCTACGTTTTTAGCGTAATAAGTAGTTTTATCATCTTTAAAAAATAAACGAGTACCTTTACCTATATCTTCTGGTTTAGCGTTTTCATCTAATTCAGGTTCATCTGATTCCGCTATGGCATCAGGAATAATGTATTCGTTTTTACCAATTTTAAGGTTTTTAATAGTATTAGCATTAACCATTCTATACCCTTTAGCACCCATATCATATACTGTGATGTAATTGAATTCAGCTGGGTCATATGCTAATGTTCCTCCTTTTAGATATTTTTTAACACCTAAACGAGCATTCATTACACGCTCACTACCATCTTTTTTAATAAATGTTACAGTAAAGAATTTACCTTTAGTATCGAATATTAATTCTTTAGCAGTTTCTTTATCTATTTCACCTGATGGTTCAGACGGTGTTTCAGCTGGTACAGCAGGAATTTGAGCTAATGGGTCATCAGCTGGTATTCCTTCTGCTTCTGGTTGTTCGTTTAGTATTTGTGAGTTTCTAGTCATTTTATTTTCAACTAGAAAACGTTTTAAGTCAAAATTATCCATTATTTATTGTTTAATTATTTACATATAAATATTTACTCTTCCTCTTCCCCTTCAAACTGTTTAGCAATTATTGCATCATATGTTCTACTAGCAACAGTATGATATTTGTGACAATCATTACATTGCATTTGAATACGTGGAGTTCCAGCAGCAGAATAACGAGTTTGTGAATGTCTTAAATCAGTTGATCCACATTCAGGACAACATGTTTTTTCTCCTGTCTCTAAAGCACCATAATGTGTTTTATGTGGTACATAATTTTTAATGTGATTATATACTTTTTCAAGTATTATAACGTCATTCTTACAATAATCAACCATTGTTGTCATTGCGTCTTTATCGTTGTTTAAAACGATGTTTTTCCATAAATCAAAACCACCTGTTTCAGATTTTTCACCCACACCTAAGTATTGAGCAATATAATCTAAACGATTACTATTAAATCTAAATTTAGATCTTGCATGTTTTAAAGTGTCAAGTGTAGTGTAGTTTGGGAAACATGGTATACCATGAAATAAACAACGTGTTCTGATCCAAGGTAAATCAAATCGATCACCATTATGTCCTACTAATTCATGAGCTTCGTTAGCTACAACCATGAATTTTTCTAACATAGATTTATCGTTTTGATTTTTATCCCAATGTAAAGAATATACTTTATCATCATCTGCCCATTTATAGCAAATGCAAATAATAGCTCTTTCTTTAATTATATTGGTATATGGGACATTTAATTTGTATCCTGATTGCCAGAAAAAGCCAATGTTTGGACTTGTTTCAATGTCGAAAAATAATCTTTTCTTTTTATTCATAACGTAATTATAAAATTAGAGTTTAAATGTAAAAAGGCTCCCTGAGGGAGCCAAATTTTCTTATAATTCTTCCGGTTCTACTGGAGGTGTTGATGATTCTCCTTTAGCTGGTGTTAAATTTTGTTGTGCTAAGTCTTCAGGTGACATGTTAGCATTTATAGGACCGTATTGTATTAGTTCAGATATGGATTTGATTGCTCTTTCTCTTTCTTGAAGTGTTAGCATGTCATATTTTTTACCGGCTACTTTAACAATAAAGTCTTCTGTATTCCAAATTAAATTAAAATACTGTTTATTAGGTAATATTACTTTAAATGTAGTAGGTCTTGGAGCAACCCATTGAATATCATCAACAAACAATCTAAATTGCATTGTTAATAATTTTTCTAATGTTTGTCTCAATTGAGGAAAACGTTGAAGTATTAAATTCATAGGTGAATTTGGATCACCTTGATATGCTTCTTCTGCTGTTTTTCCTAACAGTTGACGAACTCTACCTCTTACGTAATCTTCTAATTCTTGTTTTGAATTAAATTCCATTATTTACGTTTTATTATATTTTCTAATTGATAGTCTGATGCAGGTCCAGCGTATGCTCTTCTATCACTTTCTAATTTACTTTGTATATTAGTTAATATACCTAAAACAGTATTTAAACCTTCAGCAATATCATCAGGTTGTTCTACACCAAAATCCATTGTTTGTTCTACTCTAGATAACATACCTCCGATCATACGGATTGTATTTACTAGTTCTGGTCCTTTCATTTCTTGTAATGAGTCAATAGCTGCTACTTTTTCTTCGCCGTCTAGATATCCATAAGCGCTTTGTAAATAATCATATGCTTTAATGATTTTAGCTTGCCACCAATGGGGAAAATCTACTTCTCCTCCTATTTTATCATAGTTATCTAACTGCTTGTATAACATAGAAGCCATTTTAGCTATTCTATATACATCGCTTTTAAGCATTTTTGGTTCGTCGTCTTGATGACCTACGTCTAAGTCTTCACTTTTAAGTTTAACTCCTCTACCTTTTAAGATATCTGCTCTAGTTACTTTACCATCACCTGTTAAATCAGGGAATTTACTTTCATTAAGTATATTTTCTAAATTAAACATAATTGTTATTTTGTTATAAATATTAATCTAAATCAGATAATCCAGTATCATCTTTTTTAAGGTCATCTACAATATCACGCATTGAATCACTAGCCCATTTCTTTTGATCGTTTGTTAATTCATTGTTTATAGCATTTTCTATAAATTCAATAAATTCGTCTTCAGGTAACCTATATATTTCTGTAAATAATAATTCTCTAACTCGTGGATCATTTATATTACTGTCATTATATATGTCTGAAATTGCATCATAAATGAATTTTCCATATTGAAAATCTCTAGGTTCGTTTTCTAATTTATCTACAGCACCTACGATTGCTTGATTTTTTTCTTTATCAGATCCAAATCCTTCAGTACCTACTATTTCATATAATCCTTTTACGATTTCATGAACTAACATAGGAAAACAAATAGCTCTAGCTTTAATAATGAATTGATCTTCATCTTCATCATACACCATTTCGCTTTCACCTCCAGGGATGTTTTGTTTTTGAGCAATCATTGCTAATAACATAGCAATAGCTTCCTCACTATCATAGATACCAAATGATAATTTTAATATTTCACTATATTTAGCTACTAAAGCTTCATCAATAGCATCTAGATAATCTCTAAACAATAAAAATGCAAATGAACCTCTAATAGAGGCACCTTGAGTAATACCGTTTATAATACGACGTTTTGCTTGTTGCGCTTCAGGTGGTGCTTCATCCGCTGGAACTTCATCCTCACTTGGTGGTGGGATTTGAATGTCGTTCATAGGAACTATTTTAGCATCGATTTTAATATTAGCATAATCAATAATAGGATATGCTTGTGTTACAATATCAGCTGCTAAAAATTCTAAACTATCACGATATCCCTCTTCAGCTTCAACTAATTCAGGTACTAAACCAGAAGAACGCATTATAGCTTGTTGAAGATTTTTATCCCCTAACATTTGTCTTAATGATTCACCTGACTTACCTTTTAAGGCAGCCATGGTTTCTGGTTTGAATATTTTTTCGTATTCTATTTCTAATAAATGAGCCATTATTTTTTAGATTTAAAACGTGCTACAATTTGTTTAATAATTTCTTGCTCATTTTCATTCATCGCTTTAGGTCTTGGTTCCACATTTGGGTTACCAATTCTACGACGTTTTTTCTCTTCTTCAGTACCTCTATCAGGAATAGTTTCAGTCCCACGTTCAGGTGTTTCTCTTGAAGGTGCTGGTTGGTTTTCTGCTAGTTTTTTCTTAATTACTTCCCTAACTAGAGATTTAAACTCATTTATTTTCATGTTTTTATTGTTAGATTGTTTACGTCTTGCTAATTCATCCTTAACACCTTGTATTTCTTTTTCATTACCTTCATATCTTGAAAGGTTTATGATCATATCTGTTAAAGCGTCATTTGAATAATCTTTAAAACTTTCTTCTGCGCTATATGTTTCTTTCATTGGTGTTTTATTTTTTAAATTTTTCATTTCCTCTATCATATATGGATTTTCTTGTAAATGTAATTTAACTAATGATGTTCTCAAAGTCTCTAGTATATTTCTGTTTTGTAAGAAACTTACTAATTCACGTGGTGAATTTAAAGAATATGATCTATCACCCACTACTACATAATTTCTATTTCCTGGTTGTATGTTTATAGATGCTATTCGTGTATCATTATTTAATCTAATGAAGTATATTTTACTTGGTCCTACACTAATAACATTAGTAACTCGACCTTGTCCAGTTAATAAATTATCTCTAGCCGAAGCTCCTCTATCACCTATTCTGTTTAAAGCAACAGCATCTGTAACATTTAATCTTCTAAAATCATTTCTAGGTAGACTACCAAATCCAATTCTTAAACCTCTTTCACTAAAAGCATCTGCTATGTTTACATCACCTCTTTGTCTTTCTTGTGGAACACGAGGTGTATTCCCTACACCAGCTGGTCTTCCTCTCCTAGGAGCCCCATCTTGTGGTGCTACTGGTGCTTGAGGTGCTGTTTGTTGAGCGGCTGCTGGCGCTTCTGGTTCTGCTTGTTGTGCTTGTGCTCCTAATAAACGTCTAGCAGCAGTAGCATTAATATTTGCTTTAATTAGTTTACCTGATGTATCAGATAATTTTTTACTATCAGCGGGGTTTCTAGTATTAATTAAATATACTGTATCATTATATTCTACAGGACGATATATGTTTGTGTCTTGTAAAGGTAAATTTGGGTTTGTTAATATTGATCTTTTAAGATCAGTTGGCATCCCATATGATGAAAGAGCATTAATTAAACCTTCATCTGTAAATGTTTGATTTAATCCTCTTAAATAAGCAAAATAAGCATCTAACATTTCGGGGGTGAAGCGTTCATTGATAGATACATTTCTCCAATCGCTTTTTTTTCCATATACTGTTTTAGAATAAAAAGGATTTTCTCCTCGAACATTAGGAAGAGCAGTAGTTGTAAATATTAATGGATTTTCTTCATCCGTTGTTAGTATAACTAGGGGATAATTAGAATAATCAGTATTACTAATTATCCTTTTTTCATTTGAAGTTGATTTTAAAATAGAAGTTAAACCTACTCTATCTATTTGAGAAGGTATATTTTCTCGAGAAGTAAATAAATTTATTACATTTTGTTGAAAAGATTCATTGTCGTCTTGTTCGTCAAATATAGCTTGTACTTCTTCACTATCAAATGGTATTTGATTTATCTTACCATTTTCTATTTTATATGAAGCAAATGAATTTGAATCAACAATAATCTGTCCATTATCGGTATCTTTAACTATAATAGCAGAATTTGGATTGTTTTTAGCTGTTTCTAAAGTTTGGTCTAAAAGTGTCTGGTCTATTATTTCATCAGAGACTAATTTAGCTAAATCTCTAAATGGTATTTTATCTAATTCAGGATAATCTGTTATATATTTTGATGTTCTTTTATTTAATTTAATACTAGGATAATCATCTTCAGCAGTATAAATACCCGCTGTAATATTATCTCCTAGTTCTAATTTAACAATAGCGTTACCATCTTTAGTAACGTATATTCTTTCATTATTGTTTAATTTCCATTTATCTAATGTTGTTAATAATTTTTTAACATCAAATGGTAATTTATCTGCTTTTAGTTCAGATGTATCTATTTTGTCTCGCATGTTTGCGATAATAGATCTTCTATCACTATTTGAAAAACTTTCTAAATGTTTTAATAATTCTTCAGTTTCTATTATCCCAGGAGTAATAGCAATAAATTCAGCTAGTTGAGGTAATTTAGATAAATATTTAGATAAAAATTCATCATTTGAAATATCATCAAATAATTTTCTGCCTTTTCTAACTACTAAATATTGTTGTTTAACCTCAAATGGTAATTTAATCCATTCTCTAATCCCAATAGGTTTATTTTTATATTGTTGGGTTACTTTTTCTCCTGTATTTAGTGGTATATATTTAAGTACTTGTTGAACGTTTGGTATTTCACGTAACCAAGGAACTTCTCTCTCTAATTGAGTAAAACTCATTGGTTGAGATTCATGAGGAGAATTAGATCGGTTTGTATAAACGTATCTTTGGTTTTCTGAAGTTGTTTTGGGGTCTCTGACTTGTATAGCAACAAAGCTTAAAGGATCATTATTTGATAAATTATTATTTTGAGCTAAATAGAATGTTGGATATGATCTATCCCCACTGTATCTGTAGTTTCCATAAGAACCTCTTGTAATACACCATCTTTCACCTCGACCATAATTGACACAATTGTCTTCTTTAGAACCATTATAAACAATAATAGTATCATCATCATTATGATATACTACATCAGGAGTAATATCTACTGTTTCAGGTGTTTCTGCTCCTTTAGAAGAAGTAACTAATCGAATTAGTTGTGATAATGAATATTTAAATAAATCTTTTTCAGGAATTTTAGGGGAATTTTTTAAAACATCAAAACGTTCAATATATTTTTTTAATTGTTCGTCATTGATTTCTATATTTAAATCATCTGCTTCCTCTTTAAATTTATCCATTAATTTAGTCATAACAGAAGGAGCATAAGCTTCATTCAGCCCATTCTCCCAGTTATGAATAACATGTAATATAAATTTATCTATTGGTCTCATTCAATATTATTTTAAATCTAATTCAATACCTGCTTTTTTTGCTGCTTGTAAAAGTTTTTGTTTATATGTTTCTTTTTCTTCATCACTCATATTAGAATGTTGTTTTACTCGTTTCCATATATCCATTGCTTTAACATAATCAGATGTTTCTTCACCTTCTGTAAGTTTAGGGCGTAAAGTTGTATTTACTCTATCTATTAAGTTTTGAATTTCTTCATCTTTATAACCACTTACTCCCTCTTTTTCTAGTTGATTTTTTACATACTCAAATGTAAATTGATCAATATCAACAGCAGATGGGGATGATATTAATGTTCTATTAGGAATAGCTCCTAATCCTGGGTTGTGAATTGCAAGTTTAACACTTCCGTTATTATATAATGTAGCGTCTAAAGATCCTTCTTTATTAGAAACCGACCCTACACCATTTATTTCATTTAATTTAGATTTAACTATATTTCTTATAGCTTCTTTTAATTGTGATGTTTTCATATTATAATTTAATTATTTTGTTTTACCCCAAGAGTCACCTTTACCTTTATCCTTACAAGCAGCTGGCGTTGGTCTGCAAGATGGGTATTTTGAACGTTGTTCACCTGCTTTACGTCCACATGATTTACATTTACCATCTCGACATGTATTACAATCAACCCAACCTCCTTCTTTACCTGGTGCTCCTTTACGTTTGAACCAAGTGCGAAGTGTTTCTTTTTGTTTTTCGTCTAATTGATCTAACTGTTCTTTAACACCTTTCCAAATATCACCTTTACGGCATCTAACAATAGCACCAGATTTGTAAGCAGATGGTTTATCGTATTTACGATCTGCAATGCGTTTACATCTGTCCTCTTTTTCTTGGATTATTTGTTCTAATATTTCGGAGAGTTTAATCATACTTTTTTATCTTAACAAGTAAAGGTCCTGTACCTTTTATAGTACGGTGATACACATGTTTAGGTATAAATATTGGTTTATCTAGTAATATAGGAAGAGAGTCATCTAATTGTACTAGCCAATCAGTTGACTCTAAAGCTTCTACTAATCTATCTTCATTATCCATATGCCACATAAGTTCTACAGGATCTATATTCTCATCAAATTTACGAATTATATATTCGTCTGTAGTTTCTATATTTGTATATGGTTCCATTACCAATAACCTGAAAATGTTGTTTTAAATCCTAGCATTTTAGCATAACGTGGTAATCTACAAGACCAATATGATGCTTTGGTTCTATCTTTTTTATTAGCACAATCATGACGTTTAGCAAATGCTTGACGTGCTTTAGAATTATTTAATTTAGCTTTTAATCCAGTAGTGTCACCAAATGATACTTTTTTAACTTTGTCTCCGTCTTTAACGTAAACATAGAATTTTTTAGAACCACCGCGTTTAGGTTTCCCAATAGATACTTTTTTACCTTTAAATTCAGCTTCATCTATTTCTTGTGATTCATGTAGTTCTAACAATTCATCAAGTGATATAGGATAATCTAAAGGTACTTTTATACCTTCATAAATACCATATTCACCTAAATTTGATTCTAATAATTCAGCATCATCTTCTACTACGGATAATAATCCTTCATTATATAATGCTCTGGTTTCTCTAACTAGAGCCATGTAGTTAGAAGATAAAGGTCTATAAATGTTATGTATTAACATTCTACCTTCTTGTATGTGATAACTTAGCCCTTCAGAAAGTAAAATATTATTTTTACCTTCGTTAAGCATTAATTTAGGACCATTACATCCACAGTCGTCAATAGGAGTTATATTATTCATATTTTATTATTATGTTAAAGGACCACCAACAACCCAAGCATCACATGTTCGAGCTGCAGCACATTTAAATTTTAAAAATCTGCAATACCCTAATTTACCTGCTTTAATTACATCAAATGGATCTTCTGATCCTTCATCATTTCCGATTCCTGTAGCAATGCAGTTTAATGTTTTAGGTGTAATATCAAAAGCAGCACAGTTAGCACATAATGATTTTTTAGCTTCTTCGACCGAATCTAACTTCCACATATTCATTTTGGCTTGCCAAAATTTTTCGTTTGGTTCATTTGGATTTAAAGGTCCATATCCATATTCATTAATAGCTTTCTGTCTATTATCAAGATTAAGTTTTATATTTTGGGTTGGAGCAGGGCATTTATTTAACTCTACCTCATTTAAAATATTAAATAATTTTATCATTTTATTCTGTTTTAGTTGCTTCTTTAATTTTTTGAAGTTTCTCTAAAATTTGTTGTTTTAATTGAACAGTATCCAATCCATTACCAACCCAATTTTGAATAGTTCCATCTTCCATAACATAAGCACCATTAACTAAATCATCTAAAAAATCATCTAATCCATTTGATACTGTTTCAGCAGCATAACGAGCATTATTCATTATCATATTACGTTCATACTCTTCGTATTCGCCCTTCATTTTTAATTCACTTTCCATTTCAGTAACACAATGTAAACACATTTGATGAATGTTATACATTCTTTTATCTAAATGATGATTCATAGGTGTACCGCAATTAGGACATAATAAAGGCATAGCTAACGAAGCTGTTTTTCTTACATTACGCTTTATACCATTTTTAATGGTCCACGTACGCCCATTTTCTTCCCACACATCCCCATCTTCATGTAATTCATCTGCTTTAGTATAACCTACAGAAGTTACAGTTTTATCATTGTATTTCTTCTGTATAATGTTTCTTATACGTTTTAAATCACGTTCTGAGAATTGTTTTTTTAATTGTGTTTCTTTCATAACTGAGGTTTGTTGTATATTGCAATTATATCTTCTCCATCATTGGCTTCTGCTTCAAATGAATATTGAGAAGGTAAATTATTTTTTATGTATGTTGATACTATATTAAATCTTCTTCTATCTAAAGGTACTATATAAATCATAGTAAAATCAGGAGTACGTTTCATAAAATCTAAAGTAATAGCCATTACAGTAGCATTAATTTGTAACGGTTTTCCTTCTTTAGTATCTTCGTAATTAGTACCTAAAGGTCTATTTGTTGTATGATATACGCGTTCATATGTGCTTTCACCATCTGGTTTAAATGCTACAGTATAATCGTTGTTTTCTGTTTTAAATCTATATTCGTTGTATTTACCTCCAATGTATTCGAATGGTAAAGCTTTACTTAAATCACCACCTAATTCAGTAACTAAATGTTCAAATAAACTAGGTTTTGCTTGGGCAAAATTACGCATAATAATAGCTGCTCTAGAATTTGCTTCATTTTCAACATCACTACCTGTTTTACCATCACCTGGATTTAAACGTCCAGTAATATCTTGTTTGTAATGAACTAATTCATGTGCCAATGTTCTAAATATATCAGCCGGGTGTCTTTTAGCTATTACAATTTGAATAGACTGTTCACCAGGCATATAACCACCCCATGATTTATTATTAATAGCTTCTTGGGAGTCATTAGAAAAATTTATTTGAGGTAAAGAATCTAATTTAAGTTCACTCATAACATGTCTCATGAATTCTTTAACTAGATCTTTATTTAATGAAGATTTATTTTCTTCCAATTTAATTTTAGCTAATTTAGTATAATATTTAGGATCTTCAAATAAATGATCAAGAGCAATTCTAGTAGCGGTTTTAATGTTACTAGTATGCTCTTGTTCTACTTTTATTCCTTTTTTAAGTTCAGACCTAAGTTCACTATCTTTAACACCATGCTTTTTAGCTATGTTAAGTAAACTCATATGATCCGAAATATGTCCTTGTTTTTTCATTTAATGTGTAGTAAGTGCTACATATAAATATCTACGGAACTATTCTATCTTACAAGTTGTTGGTAACGTTTCCGTTGCCGGTTTAGCGTCAGGGTTTTCTAAGGTATAAATGTCATATATCTTAAGAAACATTTCAAAATTTCGTTCAATTTCGTCTATCTCTTTTAATTGCCATCCTTTACCTTGTATTTTCTTACCGCTTTTATCTTCACCACGAGTGGCTGCTTTTAACCATAAAATACCAGTTCGCTCAATTTTTTCATCATGGGTTTCGTTCCATGCTTTAGCATAAGATGCTAATTGTAAATCCATTGATGTATGTAATGAATTAGATGTTTTATTATCTAATAACCATAATTGTTCATTTAAACGACATACAATGTCTGTTGTACCTGCGTATTTATGTTCATCTGAAAATAAATGATATTCTGTCGCTACTAATTCTGGTTTGTGTGTGTTCCAAAAGTCAGCAAATTTTAAAATCATTTTCCAAACGTCAAGAGAATATTTAGCATTACCCCATTCATCTAACCAATTAATTTCTTCTCCATTTAAAAAATCATCAATAGCAGTGTGTACTTGAGTACCTTCGGCTGCTGCTTTAGATGCAATAATGTCTGAATTATGTCCTACATCTTTTAACCAAGAATGAAAAAATTGGTTTTTAGGGAAATAATTTAAAATACTGGATACAGATGGGTAATATTCTCCATTTCGTCTATAAAAACGTTGGTCTAACACGTTAATTTGTTTATTATCTGCGCTATACTCAACGATTCTTTTTATTTTAACGTCTTTTATGACGTTGGCATTTCTGTCGATCATATCAATTCTATTTTTTTATTTATAAGTGTTGAAAAATTAAGAGGCTGGGTTTGTTCAATGGTATTTAGGAAATTTTCAAATCCTATTTCATTAGCATCTTTACCTCCTAGTTCAACTAGATATACTTCCTTACCATAAGAAAGTAGTGTTTCACAATGTTTGATGGCTTGTTTTAAAGCATCATTATCTAGAGCAATATATATTTTTTGTACTTGAGAACCAACTATTTTCTTCATTAATGTTTCAGAAATATCTTTACCAAATAATGGTATAACATTTCGTTTAATGGTTAAAGCATCAAATATACCTTCAACTAAAATCAAAGGAACATCCCAGTTAATATAATATTCCCAACCAATAATATTTCTTCCTACAGATGGATTTTTGTATTTTTGAGATTCATCATCACGATAAGTTCGAGTGCTAAAATAATTTAAATCACCATTAGCATCATGAGAAGGTACTACAATGCGATGATCATATGGACCACTAGGGCAAAAACCAATATTATATTTTAAAATGTCGTTTTCGGTAATTCCTCGCTTTTTTAAAAATTTAATAGCGTGTTTAGCTTCAATAGCCGTTATAGTATCTAAAGAATCAACATTATATAAAGAAATAAATTCTTTAGGTAGAGAAACCGTTTGGTTAACTTCTACCATTTTACTACCCGGTTTAATTAAATTATTTAATTCTTGAATTCGGTGAGAAGGTGCCTTTACTTTTTTAAATAATGAAATAAGTGTCTTACCTTTTTCACCACATACCCAACAATGCCAAGGATTTTCCTTTTTTTCATTGGTGTGAAGTTGAATTTCTAATTTAGGTTTAGAGTGATGGCAAAATGGACATGGGACGGCAATATTACGACGTGCCGTAGATTTACTCCTTCCTAATACCGATTCTATTACCGTTAGAACCATTTTTTCTCTTATTCCCTCTTCTTTTATTTCCATTTTTTTATGTTTTCAAACCCTGTAGGGCGAAGGTAATAAAGATTTCTGGGTTTTCCAAGCGGGTTTAAATTAAGTCTTTGCGGAAGAATTTACCTAATATATTGTCATTATATGAATTATAATTAAGTAAGCATTCATTTATGCACTGATAATGTAATTCGTAATATGTTAATTCTTTTTTATCTTTACAAAGTTTTAGAATAATACATTCAAACATTTCAGTTCCTAATTCTTTAACATCTTGTTGTAATTCTTTAGATGAACCCCAATAAGATCTCCAGTCACTTTCCTTAATTACTTGCTTTGTAGTCGATTTTCTTCCTCGAGTCACGGGAAGTGCTGCTAATTCTTTTTTCCCCAATTTAACATTGGAAGTATGGTAGAAATATTTCTTACCAATATAGAATTTACTGTTAGTAAGATTTGTAATTTTATATACAAATCCAAAGTAGTCTTGAGGATCAAATTCCTCCGAGTGTAACCATTTATTTTCCATAACGTTAATTTATTTTATTTATCGTATTTTATGACAAAAGTCATATCTGTATTTTGTGATATAGGTAATGCTTGAGATAATTTAGCAACAGCTAATAAGTCGTTTTGTTCATTATATAATCCTATAGTTGTAACATAAGGTTCAAAATATGAAGATGTTGCAAAATATTTTAATTCAGGTAAAGGTGTATTTAATGATTGTGATATAAAAGTACTTCCTGTAAATAAATTATTTTGTAATAATGTTGGGTTATATGAAGCATTAAATTCATTATCCTTAACATGACATATTACGTTTTGCTCATAGATTATCACTTCGTTTTGAAACGAAATGTTAAAACTTGGTGGCGGTGGAGAATATCCCATATTATTATTTTATTATAATTATATTAACAAATAGTAGAATTTAAAATAAGTCCTGAAGTGCCTATTTGGATTACACCTACTATGGGTCCAATTCCTAGATATGATAATGCAACCCATCTGTCAAATCCATTAACAGGTATTGTAAGAGCTGCATCTCCATATACATAATTTCCAGGTGCTATACCTCCCACTGAATTAACATAATAGGCAGCGTATGCAAATGCTGGATATGCATTACAAGCTAAATAAGCTTGAGTATAAGCTCCAGAAGGAGTACCTATATACAACAAACTAGATGCGGGTGGTGTAACTGATGGTGTTCTGCTAATTGATATAGAAGGAGTTGGTGTTAATGAAATAAGAGGTGTTTCACTTGGGGTAACACTTGGGGTAACACTTGGTGTATTACTAGGTGGTGGTGTTACACTAGGTGTTACACTAATAGTTGGACTAGGAGTTACAGTTCTAGTTGGTGTTACAGTAACAGTTGGTGTTATACTAGGTGTTATACTAATCGATGGTGTAATAGATATAGATGGCGTTGGAAACGGTACTATATCTTGTGTAGCACAACCAAATGACATATTAACTACAACAATAGACGATGAAGTAAACCCACTAGGAAGAGTAATAAAATATCCTCCATCCAATTGAGCTTGAGTTACTCCTGAAGCATATAATTGCAATCCTGAAGTTCCTGATAAGTAAATATCAAATGGTCCAGGTGAATTTCCTTCTTGATAGTATATTTGAAAATCTGGCATAAATTATTTTATATTAAATATTTTTAAAAACATGTGAACGGTAATTGTCCCTCATAGTTTATTATTGTTGATGTAAAATTTACTGAATACTCATCATATACATCAAATCCAAAAAATGGGTCATAATATTGATATTGGTACCAAAATTCTGCTAAAGAATACATTAATGTAAATGTAACGGCACCATCATCAGTAGCATAATAATAACCGTCACTACCTAACCATATACCATAAGCAGGACCACAAGGTGTACCAGGAGTCCAATCATTAGCATAGAATGTATATGATATACCTGATACTGATGGTGTTATACTTGGTGTAATTGATGGTGTTTTACTAATACTAATTGAAGGCGTTACACTTGGTGTTTTACTAATACTAATTGAAGGCGTTACACTTGGTGTTTTACTAACCGATATTGATGGTGTTACACTTGGAGTAGCACTAGGTGTTCTACTTACACTAATAGATGGCGTTATACTAATCGATGGTGTTATACTTGGAGTAACACTAGGTGTTCTACTTACACTAATACTTGGAGTAGTAGATGGTGATGGTGGAGCAGGGCATGGATTAAATGCTGTACATGCATTACAATCTTCAAACCCTAAATCACCACTCCACGTTATAGTTGCAACTGGTTCAATATTACTGTTTATAAAGAAACATTCATCTGTTGTTGATGTTACTACTGTTCCTATAAATGCCGCTGGTATTACCATTCCTTCTTTTCTAGAATCACAACAACTTATTGCTTGGCGAATAACTGATGGTGATGAAGTAGAAGGTGTTCTACTTGGTGTTACACTAGGTGTTTTACTAACCGATATTGATGGTGTTATACTTGGTGTAACACTAATCGATATACTTGGTGTTATGCTAGGAGTAACAGATGGTGTAGCACTAATCGAAATCGATGGTGTTATCGAAATTGAAGGCGTTACACTTGGTGTAACACTAGGTGTTTTGCTTATACTAATCGATGGTGTAATACTAATAGATGGTGTAATACTAATCGATGGTGTACTTGATATATTAGGCGTTACACTTGGAGTATTAGAAATAGAAATACTAGGAGTAACAGATGGTGTTGCGCTAATCGATATACTAGGTGTAATTGAAATCGATGGCGTTATACTAGGAGTAACACTTATAGAAATTGATGGTGTAACAGATGGTGTTGCACTTATACTAATACTAGGCGTAATACTAGGAGTAGCAGATGGTGTAACAGATGGTGTTGCACTTATCGAAATTGAAGGTGTTATACTAATAGACGGTGTTATACTCGGCGTTATACTTGGTGTAGCGCTTATCGAAATTGATGGTGTTACACTTGGAGTAGCACTTATCGAAATCGAAGGTGTAATCGATGGTGTTGTACTAGGAGTAGCACTAATCGAAATCGATGGCGTTATCGAAATTGAAGGCGTTACACTTGGAGTTACACTTGGTGTAGCACTTATTGAAATTGATGGTGTTACACTAGGTGTTGCACTAATTGAAATCGAAGGCGTTATTGATGGTGTTATACTAGGTGTTCTACTTGGTGTTACTGATGGTGTTCTACTAACACTTATACTTGGTGTAGGACTTACTGACGGTGTAGCCGATGGAGTTCTACTAACAGATATAGTTGGTGTTGTTGTTGGTGTAACAGTTGGAGTAACAGATATAGTTGGTGTTGGTGTTACAGATGGTGCTGGTGGTGAAATTTCTATAATACCTATTTCAAATTCACATTCTGGATCTGTTACATTTACTGTTATACTTCCTGTACCACTACGTAAAGGAGCACAATAAGAACCAGTAACTAAAAATGTATAAAAAGTTTGATATGTCCCTACTCCTAAACCAGAGAAAGACATAGATACAGTGTTACTAGAACCTGTACTAAAGAATGATATATCCCCTCCAAATAAAGTAATAGATTGATTTACTAATGTATTACCCCTTAAATCATCATTTATTAAAGGATTAAATGAGAATGTTGCTGGGTTAGGGTAGTCACTTCGTATAATTGTGTAATTATCATCGTACGCTACTGGAGGTAATACAAATAATGTTTGAAAATCTTGACTAGTAATTACTACTGTACCTTGTTCATAAAAAATATTACCTACGTGAGCTGGTGGATTACTATTAAAGTTATCATAAACATTACCCTTACCATCATCATAAAAATTATACTGAGATGATGACATTTGGAAAGTATAAGGTAATAATCTACTTCCGTAAGCTTTAGGTGATATTTGTATTACCTTTATTTCCTCATTTGCTCCTGTTGGGAAATTAGAAATAAAAGCAGGGTCATTGTTATAGTTAAAATATGAAGCAGTAGGGTGACTACTGCTAGCTGATTCATAATATAATGATGATGCTAATGAAGATGTATTTAAACTACCTGAAAAGTCATGGTAAAATAATTGGTTAATCTGTCTATACGTTAACCTATCATAATGTCCATTAGTTATCCAATCCTCATTAGGATTAAATAGATCTGTTGAATTTATACCATTATAATACGAAACATAAGGGTCATTAGTTGGAACCGGACAATAATTAAAGTTCCAACTTTTATTTGCTACAACAGGTACTGTTATAACATCCGAAGATTTTAACTTTTTGAATGAACCCATTTATTAACATTTGTTATTGATTAAATTAGTAATCTAATTTTACTTGAATTAATGCTTCTTTTGTAAAATCTTTTACCAATGGTCTACTTAATTTAGCAACAGCTAATAACTCATTCTGATCATTATACATACCTACAGTAGTAATGTATGTTTGAGGATTGTTAATTAATGTAGTATATATTAAATTACCATTAGCATCAATAATAGATGGGTTAGTAGTGTAATTAAAGTCTTGATTTTTAACTCTAGTAAAGAACAAATGAGAAGAGACATTCTCCTCAGATTGTAAAGCAAAATAAGAACTCCCAGACATTATCTGATATATTCCTGTTTGAATATTGTTATTAGTTCCAGGTGCATTTACTGTAGGATTATAAGATATACCTCCATCTACAATAGATTTACTTAAAGCTGTAGGATTTAAAATAATAATATCACTATCTGGGTATAAGTAACCATACACAGAAGCATTAGTAGCTGCTGTAGCTGCCGTACCTGCACTACCTGAAATTAAAGTATAATATAAAGTACCTGCTGTTGTATAATTTGTTGTACTAGATATTTGACTATTATCTGTTAAAGAAATTTCATTAAATCCATTTTTCAATTTTAATGTCATTGAACCTGGTTGAATGTGTTCTTTATATCTATTTCTAGCAACATTTATGATGTAAATACCATTTGGGTTGTCATTATTAAACTCAAAACTACCACTTTCAGTCCCTAATAATAATGTCCTATATTGACCATATACAACTCTAGAAGTTGTAAGTGATGAACCATCCGGTAAGACAGTTGTAACTCCGTTATTTATATAACTAGAACCACTTCCATATTTGTTACCATATTGAATAGCTAATTGAACTGACTCCGTAGTAGAAGTTAAAGCTCCTGGATAATTGGAGTAGACATTTAAGTAAAAAGGACTTGTAATAGCACTAGAAGTGTAAAATGTAGATAATACATTTTCATCACCACTCCACATTGGTCTTACAATAGCCTCAGTACTTACTACAGAATCTTCTGGTGTGTATCTTACGAATGACATATATTATTATGAGTTTGATTTAGTTATTGTTAATGGTATTGTTATTCTAGCTCCACTATCTCTACCTAATACTGTAATTGTAGTTGTGATTTGATTTAAACCAGAACCAAATAATGTATTAATAGTAGTACCAGTTAATGTAAACGAAGTACCTATAATAGTTTGACTTAATTGTGAACCTACTGTTGATGTAATACCTGTTGGTGTAGTTTCAGAACCAGCAACACCCGTTGCTGAGAATGTAGATAAGAATCTAACATCCGCAATTGTAACAGCGTACCCGTTAGCTTCAAATGTACTAGTAGCACCTAAGTAATTCAATGTTTGAGGAGTAATTGTTAAAGTAGCTCCTTGTTTCAATGATATACTGTTATAACCAACATTAATAACAGGTAATTTAGATGTACCTCTAGGTAAAGTTGCTAATTTGTAAATCATTATCTGCGTATCATCAGGAAATGCTTCCATTACAGGCATAGCTTCAATAGCTTGTCCATAAAAAGCTGATCCTGAAGGGTGTTGTGGATTGTATAATGTATAATCTACTTCGTCGTCTGCCAAAGAGAATTGAGTGATTCTAAATGAACCATCATTTCTAGCTAATAATTCTCTTCCTTTAGCTGTTAAAATAGCATCTACGGTTACTGTATTATTGTTTAATATAGCCATTATTAATTAATTTGTTTATAAATATTATATATTTTAATTTTTTTATTGAGTTAAATTGATTCCTGCGTCAATTAATTGTTGTTTAGTATTAACTGTTATGACATCTATATTGTTTAAAACATTTTGTGCTATGTTTTGAGGGATTGAAAATCCATAAGATGTTTTTCCATTTGGTTTAATTAGGTTAACTATAATATTGGTTTCGTCATTTACACGTTTTAAGAAAATAATTTTAAAAAATTTATTACAACGATCCTCAAAATACCCACTTATATCTTCTTTAGTTTGTATATAAACAATACCATTTCCACTATATATAATATTACTAACTGTGTATTCCAAGAAAGGTCCATTTTCATCTATTACTTGAACAATAATTTTATCATTTTCTTGTAAAGCAAATGGATATAAAATATCTCCATATTCTAAATATAAATTAGCATATGATGAAGATATTAAAGTATCTAACGGGTTAAATATATAATTAGTACTAAAGAAAGGGGATAACTGAGGTGATAGATAAAAAGAATTAGCAGCTTGATTAACACATACAGACGAAGTTGTCACTAATAAAGAGTCATTAGTAGGAACTACCTGTAATATGCTATTATTAGTTCTAAGAAGAGAAGCTGTTACTGGGCCTACATTAGATTCTACAAAAAATCTAAATCCAATTTTATCACCTACTACATAATTAAATTGGTCAATTTCTACTAGGAAATTTCTATTAAAGTTTAATGTTTGAGGTTGAGGTCCTGAAAATGGTCGTGATATAAATGTATATTTAGGAGTAGTAGGACTTCCTGGTATTCCTGACCCATCTTTTATCCAAATGGTCCCAGCAAAATAGCTTTGAATAGGAACATTATTTTGATCTATAAGTACAGGATTACCAACACCAACACCATCAATATCACTACCACCAATATCACTGTTAGAGGAGTCATCAAGAGCATTACCAATATAAACATAAACATTATAAGCAGAATATAGAGTATCTGCTAAAAACGTCTCCGTGCTTATTGGATTTGGGTTTATTCCATCATATGAATATAATATATACCCATTTAATAGTGTTTTATTTTGAGTAGGATCTGGTACGTATTGGGCCGGTCCTGAAAAATCTTCAAAAGAAGACAAAGTTCCATTATAGTAATTAGTTCTCATTTTAGCTGTTAAGCTTTGAGTACTTTCTGTTAACATACTTATACCTGAAGAGCCACTTTTCCATAATTGCATACTAGCTGTTAATTCTGAGTTTAAAGGACCTTCTACAAAAATACTAAAATTGTATGTGAACATATAGTCCCCTTCTGTAGCTAATGTATAATATGAAGAAGTTAATACATTTCCAGCACCCGGACCAGTTCCAAAATTATAATATAATCCTAGATTGGAGTTAGGAGCCGTTAAACTAAACATATTCCAGACTTCATACTTATTTCCTGTTCCTAAATAACTTGAAGAAACATATTGGGTTGATGGATTTACTCCACCTGATACTATAAGACCTCCAGAGGGATATAGAGTAAAAAATCTATCAACAATTGCTGAGTTTCCTCCTCCTACAGTATTAAATATAGATTGTGATTCATAACTTGCAGATTCAAAACCAAACATGTAAAAAGTAGGGAAATAAGAATATCCACTTTCGTAAATAACTTTATTACCATTAGTTTGTGCTTGATTTGAATATTGTTGTGAATTAAATAAAGATACGTTTAATGAATTACCTGCTTTAAATGTGTTTTGTACTTCTTGCCAGTTTCTGTTTCTCTGGTTTAATTCAGTAAATCCTCCAACTTCATTAACTAGATATTTTAATTTAACATTTGATTTATAAGGTAATATACTGTTTACAACTTCTGTAAATAATCCTAATTTTTTAGTATTATGAGTAATAACTGGAGATTGACCATATGCTACATCTCCTGGTGTCCATACATTATAAAATCTACCAAATAATTGAACTCCATTATATCTTGAATTTACATGTGCATGTAAGCTTAAATATGAATCTTGTAGATCTACAGGTTCTTCAATAGAATATGATGTAAAAACTCTTCCTAAACTATCAGTTGACATAATAGGAGTTAATTTTTTTCTAAAGCTAGATTCTAAACTTTTACTTACATTATTAAATAAAGCATTAAAACTTGAATTATAGAAAAAATTCTCATAAAATACGGCATTATAATCTAATATAAAATCAGTATTCCCACCCATAAACCCAGGAGGTACTACTCCTGCTGTATTGTTGACTAAATAAGGATTTATATTGTTTTCTTCAAAATATATGTAAGTATCAATAAATGAACCTGTAATTTCACCATTATAGTAAGCTACTTTATCTCCTGATAGATATTCGTAATATGGATCATATATAGGGATTATAGCAGCACCCGTTATAGCACCATCTAAATCTATCTGAACATTGGATACAGGTCTAGCTTCTGGTACTTTAGGGCGTTCTAATACTGGTGATTTAATAGATACCCCTGTCCAAGTATTACCTCTAGCAGGAGTAAAATCTTTAACCATTTTAAATAATGAATTGTCAAAGAATTGAATTAATCTAATAAACCCAGCATAGTCGAATCCTTCATTTGGATGTGTAAATGTTTGACCAAACCAATAATCTCTTTGGTATGATAAAGAAGGATAATTATCTAAATATAAAGCTTGAGGATATGCTATATAGTCATCTATAACCCATGATGGGTTAGAAGCAGCTATAGAAGCAGATACAGCCTCATCTATTTGTGTTTGAGGTGAAAAAGATACATCAATAAAATGTAAATCTTGACTTTTAATTGCTCTAGATGATGTTGTAGTGGTTTCTAAACGTTTTATAGGAGATAAAATACTTCCTGTGATGTTATTAGAACCAATTGATATTTTATCTGTTGTATATCCTTTTAAATCTTGGTAGTCGTTCATCCCACCATATTCTTTAATAGGAAGAATTGAACCAGTAATACCAAATAAGGTAATTAAGCCTTGTAAACCACCATGTGCACCTTTTCCTTTAAATAAGTAAGGTAAATTATGATAAAGTCTTTTATAAGTATCTAGTACTAAATCTTTTCTAGGTACATTATTTAAAAAACTACTTGATGGTGAATAATCCCCATTATAACAAGGTCCTAAATCTGTTACTGTAATTCCTGAAGTTAATGGTAAATAGCTTCCCGATATAGCGCATACTTCTGAAGTTCCATTAAATGGTGGTACGGATACAGCATCTGGGGTTCCATTACATGAGGTATAAGTTTGAAATAGAAAATTACCTGAGGTGTTAGTAAATCGGTAGCTAACACAATTAGGAGCAAAATCAACACTACCACTAAATCCACCTACATTATAATCTAATACACTTTGGTTACCTTGAGAATTGTATAATTTCATCCCAAACGATTGTAACCAATCATATACTAAATCTTGAGATATACCTTCATTTAGATTGTTATTATTATCCCATACATCTGTTAATTTATCTATATAAATCCAAACATTATCAAAATATTGACCTATCATTTCAACAAATACAATATATGGTAGATAATTGTCTGGATCATCTGTTATATATGATGGTATTGTGTTAACTAATATATCTTTATTTGTTAAATCAAACTCACCAGCTACTTCAATAGTATCGTTATACCAAGATTGAACTATAACTGATGATGAAGCATATAATGTGTATGGTTTTGTACTGTTAGATTTTGGATAAGGAGCAACGTTATAAATAAAATATGATCCTGATTCTAAAGCATATGTTGTTATACTTGAAGTTAAAGAACTAGAAGTATAGTATAAGTAAGTTTCAAATCCATCAAAACCACCTATTACTGTATTTAAACTAGAACTTGCTCTTGTTACTTGATTTACTAAAGAAGCATTACTAGATGTTAATGGTGAAAGAGTACTAATTTCATATTGGTATCCTTCAATTTCACCTATCTTATTTAAAAAATTATTTACTCTACTTGTAGCTGAACTGTAGTGAACAAATTCATTAAATGCACTATAATCTACATTTATATTTACATTTTGATTTGTTAATGAATTTAATACGGCTTGATAAGATGAGCCTGTAAAAGATGTTACTAACTGATTTAAATTACTATATGGAGTAGGTACTACTTCTTTAATTTCTAAATCAATATCAAAATTAGGTCCTTTTAAAAAAGGTTGAGGAAGTGGAGTTGTTAACTTATCTAAATTAAGATCAAACACATAAGGATTAACAATTTCTTCTACAATCCAAAATGTTGATTTTAAAGAAATATTAGCTGGTAATGGTTCATATAATTTAAATAATATGCTAACATTACCTGTTTGATCTACTTCACTTACTATATTTACAGCTACTACTTGATTATTATCACCGAAATTTAAAATAACATAGTAATAATAAGGAACATCAAGCTGTTTAGTAGCAAAATTTTCAGCTATGTCAATTAAGGCTTCATCAGTTAACTCAGTAGAATCTACACGTAATTCAGTTCTATCTGTAGATATTTGTTGAATAAACAATTGATTACTAAATGGTTCACCTGATATTTTTCTAAAGAAATTATAACGAGATACAACTTCCCCAGACTCATATCCTAAATCCTGTATATCTTTAATAGGATCTATTTCAATATCAGGAAGTAAGCTTTGTGAATATGCTGAATTGGATGGTAATTTATATGAATTATAATTGTAATCTGAATTAAGGATGTTTCCTCCTTGATCAAATAAAAAGTATTCAATATAATCCTGAGGTAAACCAAAGGTTTCCTGGTTTAAGATAGGATTAAGTAATTGTTCCTCTTGAGCAGTATAACGATTTATACGCTCAATATCTGTAACTTGTCCTACTATTTTAATATTATCGGCCATTAACCATCAATTATTTATTATTCAATTCTACCTGTTTGGGCTTCCAATGTAGCATTAGTTGTTTCGGCCTCCAACAGTTGTTGTCTTAAATCTGTTATTTCTTGTAATAAAGCTTGTATTTCATTATCATCTGATATTCTTACTCCCAAATACTCTGCTTCACGTTCTAAAATAAATCTATGTGAATCTACATCTCCCTCTCTAGGTATTTCAGTAAATAATTCATCATATAATTCAAAAAAATTTTCTAAAGTTGTTTCAGGTGTTGTTGGTGGAACAGCATTAAGTTCACTAAATTGAGTATTAATTACTTTAGCAAACGTGTCTTTGTTATAAACTAAATTTCTAATTGGAATTACTTCAGCCATTATTTATTAAGTTTAAAAATATATGAATTATCATAAACTACTGTTGAACCATTTTCAAATGAAGATTTTACTAATATTTTATAATATCTTTCAGGTTGTAAACCAGCCATGTACATGTCAAAATAATTTCCAGATCCATCACAACTTAATTTAGTGCAACTTGGATCAAAATCTATAACATATTCACCTGTATCTAAATCTTGTAAAGCCCAATATGAGCTAGAAGGTAATGCTTTATTTAATGTATAAACAGATACAGTTGTAAATTGTCTAGCAGGGTATATATCTCTAGCATTTACTCTAAATCTATAAACATCATTTCGATTATATTTACCTATATTATTTCCTAATGTAATTGCTATGTTTTCATTAGTTAAAACATTTAACGAACCTGTATTATAGACACTATCATCCCATTTTATTTCTAATTGTGGTAGATATATTGTGTGAGTATCTCTAGAAAAATATTTTAATGAATATGATGATGTATTAGTAAGTTCATAATTACTTGTCATTTTTAACAAGAACCCATCATTTATTAAAGTATTACTATTATAACCATCTGTAATATTGGTTACATTTAAATTAATATCTTTACTTTGATTTATACCAAATGTTTGAGAACCGGCGTAACTAAACCACCATGTACCTCCACCTGGATTTTGAGATTGAAAAGATGCTGTTGTATCAGTATAAAAACTAGCTGTTAACCATTCATTAGTATTATCTCTATTTCTCCAAGTTGCATTTTCTGTATCATATGGGTTATATAAAAAACGTCCTGTACCTTGTTCCCAAGATTGAGATACACTATAACATTCTAATGAATAAGTGTCTGGTAAATTTGAAGCGTCTGCTAAATATAATCTTAAAGAGGCTGAGTAGAGGCCATTTGTTGAAATTATAGGAGTTAAAGAATTTATACTTTCTGTATTAACTGTAGGCAACACTATTGTATTTAATACTCCCTCTATTTCATCAGTAGGAAATTTTATTAATACACGAGAAGCATAAGGAGTTGAACCCGCTAATAAAGAATTTTCATTAGAGATTTCTAGAATCTGATCCAACCCAGTATTCATGTCTGGGTATTTGGAATAAATTGTTGTATCCTTCTCAGGGAATATCTTATAAACTGCCATCTATGTTATTTGTTTATTATAAATATAAAGTTGTTAAAAAGTTACAACTCTACCTTGAATGTCTAATTCAGGATATCTTATTTCAAATATAGAAGGATCTAATGAAGGGTATAAGATTCCATTTTGAATAGCTCCTGCTACATCATAGCTATATGGAGAATAATTTCCGCCTGATTTATTTGTAAATTCTATTTTAACTACCGATTGTACTCCTTTAATCTGTAACAGTAATGAATTAATATTAGATAAGATTATAGGTTGATTTACCTGCCATTTATCTGTATCAAAATAGTTAGTAATAGCAGTAATACAATCTGTTAGTATTTGATTATTACTTAAACCAGGAATAACAGTTATATCAAAATTTAATCCTAAATTTATATAGAATGCGTCTTTAATAGTAATAGCATCTGTAACCATTCTAAATGGCTCCATATATTCTTTTAAATTCGTTTTTAAATTTAAAGTAGCATTTTCTAATTTTTTAGTAGAATTATATGCTAACACATACATTGAAAGTGCAAGTGGATTATTATCTATTAAAGGATCATTTCCTGAATTAACAGATAAAGCAGATGCTTGTTCAACATATACTTTAGCTATGGTACCAAAATCAGAAGGCATACTTAAAGCACGATTCATATAATCGTCTTTTGTTACAGCTCTTAATTGTGCCGAGAACGCATTTAGCGTGTTTAAACGTATTTCTTCTGTAGTATCACCACTCCTGCCACCTACAGCAGGTAATGGATTATTTGCGATTAAAGTCGCTAAAGATACGTTATTATATATTGGGTTAACAGCATTTATTCCAGCGTTTGAATTAATAATAGTAATATCATTTGCTGGTACATTAGCTGTTACTCCTCCACCTGAAAGGTATTGGACATTCATTGATATATTTGAAGGTACAGTACCGTACTGTTTTGTGTAAAATACAGCTGCTTGATTATAATTGTTAACTAAATCCGAAGTATCAACTGATGGTACTAATCCTAATTGAATATTGTCTGGTGTTGGTATGATAATATCATCGTTATCATTAACATACATACCCGAACCAAATTGCAGTTCTACAACATCATCAGTTCTAATTCTTGATACAAATCTATTAGGTGTTTCTAAATAACTTAAAAGATAAGGTACTTGATTAGAAGAAGGCCCAGTATTAGTTGTTCTATTAATTATGTTAGATTGAGCTAAATAAGGTACTTCATACCATTGGCTACCATCACTTCCTGTAGCTTGAAGTATTTGAAGGAAGGTTGGATCATTTATTTCAACTGAGGTAAATTTTACAGGTGCCCCAAACGTAAATGTTTGATTTTGTACTGTTGCTGATATAGCTCTAACTGATTTTTTGAATAAGTAATTATTACCATCGTACAATGTTATTTCAACTGATTCTGTTTTAGAAAAATCAACAGGATCTAAAGTTAAAAAGTCAACATTAGTACTTACTGATCTTAAAGATAAATTTTCTGGGATTATTAATGCATAATCTAGATTAGGTTGTCCTGCTACTATAGGAATTCTTTGATAAAAATCAATTGTAGTAACAGATGCATATGACGATTTAGGACGATATCCTAATGAATACGCCATATTTAATAAATTTTCTTTTTCTCTAGCGGTTAATACAAAGTTTTCTTGTATTTGAGTATCTGTGTAAAAAGACAAAACATCTCCAACGTATGATGACATTTCAATAAACATCGTACCTGGTGACGCTTCTGAAAAATCGGTATAAGTATTAGGAAAATAATTTTTAGCAAACTCTATAAGAGATGCTTTATACTGAAGGAAATTCTTATTTAAATAAGATATGTTTTTTTGCTCTGTCATTATACAAAGTTAACTGTTATATTATCTGTTTCTCCTGATAGGAGTATTATGTATGCTATTTTTACAAGTAATGTATTAGAAGATTCATTAGGTTCTATTAATAATTCAATATTTTGAATGTTTACTTCTGGGATGTATGTTGCAACGCTATTAATTATATCTTCTCTAACGTTATCTAAAGTTTCTTCTGTCATTTGTCCAAATAATTGACTCCTTAAAGTGGTACCAAAGTTTGGATTTTCTATTCTTTCTCCTTTAGAAGTTAATACTAAATTAATTACATTAAATTTTATTTGCTCCCTTGTAGAATAAATACTATTAAAAACTCCGGGAGCATTAAAAGGCAAACCAACACCAATAGCGGTATTGACTTGAAAATCTCTCGGGTCAACTCTAGTACTTCTAACGTAAGCCATTACTGTACACTTCTAAAATTATTTAAATCAGCTGGGTTTGATCTCATTTCTGCTGCTACTTGAGATAATAAATCTGAGTATACTGCTTGTTTTTCACCGAATGTTTTAGGTGGTTCTGGTTTCATAGCATCTGCTATACCCATTTTTTCCATTAAACTATTTCGTAAAGCAGGGTTTGTGTTACTAGTATTAAAATTCATAGTAGGCCACGCTTCATTATTACTAGATGCAGGTGGTGGTGTATAAGGTAAACCATACGAAACAGATTCAGAAAGTTTCTGTTTACCTAATTCTGCTAATTCTTCTTTTAAAACCTCTCTTACGGCTTCTTTAATTAATTTTTTTAATTCTAATGTTTTCATGTCAATAAATATTAAGCTTCAAGTCTTCGTTTGTCAATTTCTAATCTTAATTCCTCAATTAGAACCTCAGGATCTAATGTAAAGGACGGTTCAGATTGTAGAGCTATAAATCCACTTCTGTCTAAGGCAACAGCATATCTTCGTTTATTACCAGCTACTACAAATCTAGGATCATCTTCTTCTAATATAGAGAATGTAAATCCATTATATTCAACTCCAAGTACAGGACCTAAACCACCACCATCTAAACCAGTACCAGAAGCATCTAATAAATCTCTTACTTCTTGAGGAGTTAAATCATTAGTAGCAGCATCATCTAGTACTTTATTTAAAGGAAGTAATCTAGAACGTTCATATTGAATAGTTGATTTAAATCTATTTAAAGTTCCTATTGCAATTTGTAATAGTATATTAAGAGATATTATTATAGGTGCGTATTTTGCTATTGTTCTTGTTGTTTTAATACCAATAGGTGATATCTGATATGGTGTGTATGGAATAGCTGTTAATACAGATACTGTTAATGTCAATATTGTTAAAGTAGTACTTATAGATCTAAGTGTTCTATTAAAATTATTAACCTGATCCTCAGCAGATCTTAATGAAACTAAAGCTGCGTCTCTAGCTACTCTTGCTTTTTCTATATCTGCTTTAGTTGTAGCATTTGTAATTATTTCATTAGTTTTATTTACTAATTCATTTAATTTAGAAATAGTTTGAGCTAATTTATTAACCTGATTACTTAGTATTCTACCAAAAACCAATGTAATAGCAGCCGGTCCTGATGATTTTATTATTTGTGTTAAGGCTTTTTTAATTTTAGCTTTATTTGTTTTTATTTTTTTAGTATCTTTTGCTACTTTAACTTTATCTTTAATTTGTTGTTTGTCTTTTTTTTCTTTTAATGAGCGTTGTGTTGTTAATACTCCAATTTGTTCTTGAAGTACTTCAATACGTTTTTGAGCACCCGCAATAGCAGCTTTAGCTTTTTCTAATTCTTGTTCTGCTTTTCTTTCTAATTTTCTAAGAGCTTCCTTTCTATCATTAATAGTTTTTGCTCGTTGTTCAGGTGTTATATTAGCAGCTAATGCGGTTATAGCAGCAGTACCTAAGGCAGCAATAGCTTCTGGTGAGCTTACATTAAGGGAGGGAGCAGAGGGTACTAAAGATTTAATAGCATTAGCTTGTACTTTAGCTTTATTATAAAGTGCTTCGGCTTTAGCATATTGTCTCTCAGCATCTTGATATAATTTTTTAGATTCATCAAGTGATTTTTTAGCTGCTTTTATTTTATCCTGGTTAGTAACTTCAGCCATTATATTGTATTAGTAGTTTTTGAAAGTAAACTTTCATTAAGTAATGTTTTATTTAATACTTCTAATTTATCTTGAAGAGTAATAGTAGCATCGTTTATAGTCATTAATGGGGTACCTTCGGGTTGCGATACTGTGTTAGCTAGATTGGATGAAAAATCACTTAACGTTAATATTAAATCGGATAACCATACATTTAATGAACATCCTAATATTAATGGTTGCGGAGTAATATTACTATTAGTATATGGTCCTAAAAATACTTGATTATCTTGTAATACAATCCCTACTTTGTTACTTTGCAGATAAATAGGTCCTTGAGAATAAGCTTCTACTCCAGTCTTACCAAATATTAATACTTCATCTGATTTAGATGATATAATAGTTCGATCAGCATTTATTATTACTTGCGGGTTTGTAAAATCTTTAACATTAATCGGGTTAGTAATATTACTTAATACTACATTTCCTGTATCTAAAGGTATAGATTGATTTGAAGTTAAATAAACAGACGCACCATCTTTATTAATATTTTCAACATATAAATCAGAATTAGGTAATTTTGAATTATGTTGATTAGTTAATAATGTAATAGGATTGTTTTCTAATTCATTAGGATTAGTAGACCATGGAGATAAATCTTGACTTCCTGCTCTATTAGTACTACCAAAACGAATAGAATTTCCAAATCTACCTTCTAATAAATAATCTCCTTCAAATGTTTGTAATCCTCTAAAATCTGAGTTTTGATTGAATGAATTATATAATACGTCTTTATCTTCATTTAAAAATAAACCATTAAATTGGGGACTATTCCACGCATTAATAACACTTACGTAATAACTTTCCTCAGTTTTATTAGTAATAGGAGAAGGTGCCGATGGTAAATCCATCAACATGACAATTTCTCCAGGTAAAGGAAAATATTTTTGGTTAGGATATAATGGTAAGGCGGTAGGTAAATCAATTAATTGAGAATCACTTAGTGATTCTAATGGTAATTCAGTATCTTCTCTATATTCAGCATATAAAATAGTACCGACACCAGCCCATCCTCCATTATTAATCCATACTTGTTGAGGAACACTTTGTTCATCTAATATAACCGCATATACTTTCCCTACTTTGTATCCTTGGGGAGCAGTATAATTATTAAAGCCCATATTGGCTGTAATATTAGATAATCCTGTTCTAACTCTAGTCATGTTTTATTCTTTAGAAGGTCCTTCTACTTCATTTCCTATTTCATTTACGGCGGAAAATAGTTGTTCTTTTTCGGCTTCACTTAATATAAAACCACCAATGCTATCTCCTTCACCTAAAGAAGCAGCACGTTGAACTATACTAGCTAATTTAATTAGTTGCTCATCATTCTTAACACTAATGTTAAGGTAATTTGCAATTAATGGAACTATAGTAAGAGCAGAATGGTTATCTGTAATAAATGGTTTTAGAGTACCTATTAATTCTTTGATTTGTTTTTCCTTTTCTTTAGAATTGGCATAAATATCTTTTAACAAATCGGAGAATTTTTTATTACCCCATATAGTTTTATCAAAATCCATATAAATTTATTTTATTATAAATATAAAAATTAACAAAAATTACACATTGATGTAATTATCTTCATAATATCTATTATATAAATCAATGTATATAACTTTTAATTTTTTAATAATTTTAGTAATTTGAGGAGTATCTACGTCTATCATTTCACGAATATAGATGTATAATGCTTTTTTGTTAAATATATCCAATGATTCACATTTACGGAATAATTCAACTACGGCATCTGCTGTTTTAGCATCTATTTCTTTAGGAAACAATTTATGAAGATTTTTATCTACATAACGAGTATATAAAGACATAAATTCACTTACACTATAGTCTTGTCCATAATGGTCATTTATTATTTCTTCTCGTATAGTTTTATCTTCTTCAATCTCTAATAAATCTCCTTTATCTTGAAGTTTTTGATAGTTTTTCTTATTCTTTAAAATTAAATAACGTTTAGCTATAGTTCCAAAATAGGAATATGCCTTACCTTTAGCAGGTTTGTATAATTTAAGTTTTTCAAGTAAAAAAGCAATTACTTCTTGTTGTACATCTTCAACAGATTCACCATCAGTATAGTAAAATTTAAAAGTGTGAATGATGTTTTGAGTCAATTTAAAAAATCCATACTCAATACGTTCACGATAAACTTTATCTCTAAATTTTTGATCCTGAGATGCTACATATTCTACAATAGCATTCTGAGTGTCTTCAGTAAAGTATGTGTGAGATGTTTTGGGTTTACGTTTACGGGGCTTACCAGACTTGGTAAGCTCGACCGTTATTACATTATCTTCTAACTCCATTCAAATTAAAATCATCTAATTCACTCTGTAATGTCTTTACACTCTCAAAAAACCATCCTATTTCGTCATCGGATTGAAATGTTCCTTTTTCATCAATTTCTCCTAATCGTTTATTAGTAAAATCTACTGTATTAGAAAATTTAGATATGTATTGTTCTTGAGAATCTACTATCCTTTCTAATTGTTCAACTTTTTTAAATAAATTGTAAGAAATATATCCTAAAATAAGGACGATACTAATTAAAATAAT